TTCATCTCACTCCCCCAGTGCATGAGCCCCGGCGTGCAGCAGTTCGGCGTAGTGGCGTCGGATGTCGGGTGGTCTCGGTCGGTCGATCAGCAGACGACTGAGCTTGTGGTCATCGACCAGATGGTCCCTCAGCTCGGCCCAGTCCCGGTCCATGGTGACGTGCTTGGAGAGCGTCACTCTTCGATCACCTCTGCTTCGATGACGTTCGCTTTCTGCGCTTCCCGGCGGCTAATCGTGGCTTCCATCTCGGCCGTTTCGGATTCCAGTTTGAGCGTGGCTTCGTAGAGCGTGGTCTCGTCCACCACCCAGACGATCTTCCGCATCGGGGCTTCGGTGCCGCCGACGCGGTCGATGCGTTCCATCACTCGGGTGAGCTGTTCCATGGCTCTGATCTGGCCCGGTGCTCTCGGCGTCGTGGCCTGCTCCCATAGGGACTCCACCATCCCCTCGTAGCGCTGGAGCTGGAGGCTGCGGAGCTTGTCGGCATGGGCCAGCACCTGTTCGTGGAGCCGTTCCATGGCGGCGCCCGTGCGCTCGTAGGCCGTGGAGAGGGCGATGTGCAGCTCCTTGGCGATCTTCATGTAGCTCAGGCCCTTGATCCGAAGCTCCAGGCATTGCAGCTCGCGGGCCAGTGTCTGCGCGTCGCGTCCGGGGCGCGTCACGCCCTTGGTGTTGCCGCCCTTCGGATTCCGTTTGGTCGGTTCGGGGACCGTCGTCGTCACGGGTTTGAGCGTACCGAATGGTCTGGGCCATTTTCGGCCTGGATTCGGGCTGTCGCGCCGGTCACCGGGTCGGTGAAGACCACCCAGCACTCGTCACCGGGATGGACGATCCGCACCGCGTCGTGGGCGATAAGCAGGCGTCGCAGCTCGGTCAGGGCGCCTCTCGCCTCGTCCCGCTCGACCCGCAGCCGGGCCACCGTGATCTGGGCGTCCTCGATCTCCCGGTGCAGCCCTTGGGTGACCTCGGCCAGCTCCCGCCACTTCTGGCGCCAGAGGTCGCCGACTTCTTCGATCCGGTCGACCGAGTCCCTCATTCGGCCCACTCTACGGATTCCAGCATCAGCCGTTCGATGCCCGCGGCGATCTGGAGGCAGAAGCAGTGGGGCTGGCAGCCGTTCTCGTAGCAGGGCGGCGCCTTGGCGTCCGAGTAGGCCATCGCCCTGGTGCCGGGCCAGTGCTCGCTGGCGTACTTGCCGCACCAGCACGCCTTTGTCCGACTATTGCGCTTGAAGGGGTGTCCCTCGTCCATTGGGTTCTCCTGTCTCGGGGTGATTCACTCGGCGCCTGTCCGGTAGCGCAGCTCGCCCGCCTTGGCTTGCACGGCAAGGCCCCAGGTCTCGATCTGGCCCGCCCGGTGGTGTACTGCCCATCCCAGGCGGTAGAGGGCCTCAGAGAGCCGTATAGCGGCCTCTCCGGTGATCCTGAGCACATCGCGCTTCACCGGGGTCACGGGTAGCGGGTCGGGCCGCGCGGAGCCAGCAGCGGGCACTCGGCCTGGTGGATGACGTTCAGGATCCGGTAGATGCGGTCGCCCTCCTCCATGAAGCCGTGGCCGAAGACGATCTCGGCGCAGGTGCAGCCCTTGGCCCGGTCGTGCCGCGCCAGGTGCTCGGCCACCTCCATGGACACCTCCTCGTCCTTGAAGATGACCAGACCCAGATCCTCCAGATGATGGGGTTCACGGCCGGGGAGCAGATCCCAGATGCGGCGGTCCTCGGTCACACACACGCCCATATCTGCCAGCGGTAGGCGTGGGGCCTGTCGTCGTGGATCTCGAAGTGCCGGGCGCTCCACCCGGACTTGTCGATCAGCCAGGCGATGTCGATGGGGTCCCACTGCCAGATGTGCTCCCGGTTGCCGCTGTCGTCGTACTCGACGTTGCACCAGGGGGTTGACAGCAGGAGGCTGTCGAAGCGGTCTCGGATGGCGCAGAGGGCCTCTGAAGGGTCGTTGAGGTGCTCCAGTGTCTCGCTGAAGACGAAGAGCCCGCCGGGTTCGACCTGGGTGATGGTCTCGGCCAGCGGGCCGGTGAACTCGTAGCCCGGCGCCAGGTCGCCCAGTTGGAGCCGGTCGGCTTCCAGGCCCCGTGGAATCTGGGCGCCGTCACCACAGCTCAGGTCGGTCACCTGCTCCTGGCGCCCAAACCAACGGCGTCCGAGGTCGATGGTGATCTGAATCCGCTTCTGGTGGGCGGCGCAGGAGCCGTCGTGGGGCCGGGCGTACATCCGGGCCAGCTCTTCGGGGTCGGGGAATTCCCGCAGGCGCCTCACGGCAGCTCCTCGAAGCGTTCGACGGTCAGGAACATGGGACCAACCTTTCGCAGGGCCAATTCCGCATTGCGCTCATCGAGTTCGATCCCGAGAGCGTCGCGCCCGTGGCCCGTGGCGACGGCCAGCACTGTCCCAGTGCCGCAGAACGGATCAACTACCAGCCCACGCCGATACGCGTTGTGCTGACAATCGGTCCAGCCGGTGGTGGCGACCGTCTTCGTGGCCCGGCCCAGCCGCATGGCCTGGGCACTGCCGTGGACATCCCCGGATGCCACGAACGCCTTGACCCGCGCCTCGCTCTTCTGGACCACCGGGTCACGCTGGGCTTCGTACTCCACGTCGATGATCCGCTCGCTGGGCCTGCCACACGCGGTGCAGACGCGCTCGGGACACATCGTCGCGATCGGAATCACGCACAGCTCGTCAGGAAAGGTGGCGAAGTGGCCGCTGGCTTGGGCTTGTGTCGGGATCCGCCAGGTGTCCTGCTGGGGGGAGCCGTTCCCGTTCAGGGCTGCTTGGGCGTCGAAGTAGCGGGTGGTGTGCTTGCAAGCGATCGCCATGTCGCTCGTAGCGGGCCTGTACTTGTCGCTGAGGATCGACGGCATGGGGTTGGGACGCCACCACCGGACGACGTTGCGGACCCGCCAGCGGGGCGTCTGGCGCCCTGTGAGGGGGTTCTGACCGTAGGCCAGGGTGACCCGGAACAGCTCGGGGATCATGGTGACGCTCTTCGGCAGGGGCCACGCTTCGCGGTTGGCGCGGGCACGCTTGGCGCTGCCGTGCTCAGGATCGGGCTGGCCGTCCCGCCAGCCACCGGGCTGGTAGTCGCCGCCGCTGCCCCCGGATCCGCTGTAGGTGTCGCCCAGCTCGACGCAGAGGCTGCCGTGCGGCGCCAGGACGCGCCCGCATTCCTCGATGACCTCCATCAGGGCGTCGATGTACTCGCCCGGCGTCGCCTCCTGACCGATCTCCATCGGCTTCAGCGGATGATCGTCGTCCAGGTAGCTACGCAGCGCGATGAACGGCGGGCTGAAAAGGAACATATCGGCCGAGTCGTCGGGCAGGGACGCCAGGACGCTCAGGGCATCGCCGATCAGATAGGTGGCGTGGCTCACTGGTCCCCTTCGTAGGTCAGTTCGACCACCTTGGTGGCGCATGGTGCTGAGCAGATATCGAAGGTGTCGGGCTTGTTCTCCCGGCCCTTCTGGCGCACATGCAGCCGCCGCCAGTTCTCGGGGATGGCCCGTGTGGATCCTTCGACCACGACGGTGGCGCCGCAGCCGTCACACCGGACTGAACGGCCCAACGTCATCCTCGTCCTCCTCGCAATGATGTTCGTCCAGCCAGAGCTGGGCCGTGGCGCCGTCCTCGAACGGCTGGCTGACGGCGTCGCAGGCGAAGCACTCCACGAAGATGCGGATCTTGCTCACTTGGTCTCGACGTAGTTGTGGCGGGCGCGGATGACCAGCGCTCCCACGATCCACACGGCCAGAGCGATGAAGAACGGCCACGCGCTGCGAACCGATCCGCTCAGCAACAGCCAGGGCGTCATCCAGATTCCAAAGAGCAGGGCCTTGCCGTCCAGCGTGCCCCGGCGGTGCCGGGGTTGACGACGCAGCAGCAGCCAGAGGGCGATCAGGAACATCAGATCCGCCACTGGTTGGCGTCGGGGCAGCTGGCAAAATGCGATCGGTAGCGGGGGGGGTCGACACCTTGACGGGGGAAGTTCCACGCGACCTTGTCCATGACCCCAGTCTCGGTGTCCCAGTCGACCGCGATGTTGCCGCCAGGGACCGGATCAGCATCCAGCGGCATCTGCTTGCCGCCAGGCTTCATCGTGATCCAACGCACCGTGGCCCCGCACGAACGACACGCGGCCATCAGCTCAGCCCCTGCGCGCCCACGATGGCAACCGACGGCGGGATGGCGTGGCACTCATCGCACCAGTAGCTGGAGCTGACGCTGCCGTCCCGGTTGTTGGGCTTGGCCCAGACGTGGAGCCCACCGGCCTCGCAGGGCTCGTAGAGCAGCAGTGTGCGGCGGTTCAGGGCGACGGTCTTGGCGTGCTCCTCGTCGGACGCGATGAACGCCCAGAACTCACGGGGGTCGTAGTAGCAGATGAGGCTGTTGTTACGGGCGAACTCCATCGCCGGGGCCGGTAGATGAAAGAAGTGCTTCATCAGTGCGTCGCTTTCAGCAGGGCCACGTCTTGGCGCAGCTCTTGAATGTGAACGTCCATCATTTCAATGCGCCTGCCCATCCGTTCCTCGCTCTGGTCGATCCGTCTGCTCAGTTCGATGAGCTGCTGGCCGAAGAAGTACACGATGCCCAGCGTCGTTCCGAGGAACGCCACCGACACGGTGATGAAGACGGTCAGTGTCGCGGCGGTGCTCATCGTGCGGCCTTTCGTGCGTGGTCGCGCTCGGCGCACTGCCGGGCGCTCGGTTCGTCGTCGTAGATGCCCTTGCACACCGGGCAGCGCCAGCCGCCCCCTGGTGTCTCGCTCGGGTTGGTGTAGAGCAGGATCCGCCCACCGCGGCGCACGGTCTCGCTCCCGGCGGGCCGTGTGAGCTTCATCCGCCTGCGGCAGCCTCCACAGGTCGCCCACGCCCCCGCGGGCTGCTCCTCGCCGACGGTGAAGGTCTTCAGCCGCTTGCCGCAGAGCGTCCGCTTGGGGGCGTCCTGGGCCACCAGATGGATGGTGCCGGTGTCCGCGTTCTCGATGTGGTCGTAGGCGGTCATCGGCGTGCCCGATTGCGGGGGTACTTCCAGTCCTGACCGAAGCGGTCAGGGAAGGCGTAGGCGTCGGGGTCGACGGGCTCCTCGTAGTCGTCGTCAGGAACGACGATCTCGATCTGGCGCATGAGCCGGGCACGCCCGGCGACATCGTCGGGCATCAGCTCGACCAGGCGTTGGCACTCGGCCTGGTACTCGGCGGGCGTCATCTGGGTCATCGCTCGTCCTCGGGATCGAACGCCTCGGTGTGCTCACAGGCACCCAGCTGGAACGCCGCGCAGCAGACATCGGGATCGGCGTCCCACAGGGCGGGGCCTTGACCGAAGCGCTCTTCGGCTTCGTGCAGGTTCATGGCTTCCTCTCGTATCGGGGTGACAGCTCGATCATAGGGTCCGCGGACCCCAGGATCAAGCCAGCTCGGTGATGGCCCGGTAGGCGGCTTCGGCGTAGTCGCCCAGGCTGACGCCCTGGTCGGCGATGTTGTCCATCGCCTGCTCGGCCTTCTTCAGGTAGTAGTCGGGCATGGTCTCGGGGATGCCCACGACTTGAAGGGCGATGACGGCCAGCTGCTTGAACTCCAGCGGCCCCCTGGACGCCTCCAGGGCGTCCACGAAGCGGGCCGTGATGACATCCACGAAGGTGAAGCTCTCGGCGGTCACTGGGCCACCTCCACAAGCTCGATCTTCGGGGCGGGCTGGACGGTGACCTTCGTCGGGCGCTTGCCGAAGGCGAAGGCGGGATCCCGGTCGCTGACCGTGAGGTTGGCGGTCAGGGTGACCGTGTCGCCCCGCTCCACGTCCACGTTGGTGGGGACGGTGACCCAGCACAGCCAGATTCCCTCCGGCGTGGTGACCTTGACGGTCATCTTGAGCTGGCTCCCGTAGTAGCCCTCGTGGAGCTTCCGGCCCACCACCGTGCCGGTGAAGGTCTGGCGCCCGGCGGGGGCGTCGACCTTGACCTCTTCGGGGGCGTCGGCCTGGTTGACCTTCTCGGCTTCCCGGTCGATCACCTTCACGATGGCTGCGAGCTGGCGCTCGCTCAGGGTGCCGTAGAGGCGCCCCTTACGCAGCACGTCCTTCACGAAGTCGTTCGTGCTGGCGTCCAGGGCCTCCCAGTCGGCCGCGTGCTCGGCCCGGTAGGTGTTCCACCCCTGAAGGATCTTCTGAGCCTCACGGTCCAGCTGAGCCTGCTTGCGGAGGCGGTCGAAGGTCGCCTTGTCATAGGTGAACCGGCCCTCGGCGCAGGTCTCGCCCACCGCGATGTGGTCGCCCGTGGGGCCGTGGCGGAAGACGCCGACGTAGCGGATCCGGGCGCCACAGTGATCGCACTGCCAGCAGGTGCCGTAGGCGGCGGTCTTGCTGACCTCGACCAGGCCCCGCAGCCAGCGGTACTCGGCGTTCAGCCAGTTCGTGCCGATCTGCTCGGTGCCGTCGTCCATGGTGTAGGTCTGGGGGTCGCCCATGAACGATCCGGGGGCGGGGCTGTTGTCGAAGCCTCCCACCCAGGTGTACTGCTCCGGGTCGAACTCGGCGGGGCGGTGGATGTCGGTTCGCATTGCTGCTCCTTGTGTCGGGGTGACGCCGTCATCATAGGGGTCCGGGGACCCCTCGGTCAAGTCGTCGGCTCCCCCGCTTCGATCTGGCGGACGTTACGGGCGAAGTGGCGCCAGGCCCGCACGTCGCTGGATGTCGCCGCCGTGAACACCGACCGCCCACTGGGGTGGGTGACGCGGACGTGATTCCCTCCGGTCATGCTGACCGTCCAGCCGCGTCTAACCAGTTGGCGGATCAGCTTGCGGTGCTCGCCCTTGATCCCGCTGATGAGACTGTCGGTGCTCATAGCGTGGCGTTGGGATCGGGACAGTTGGCGGCAATGAAGCGACCGACCCGCTGGACACGCCCGGTGGTGGTGGTAAGAGCGCCGGTCGCGCTGAGATCATCGGCTGCCGCCCGAAGATCGGCCCGAATCCTGCCATCGGGAACTTCAGCAGCCAGCTCTCTGAGTCGACTCGCTTCTTCGGTAGCCGAAAGCGTGGGGCCAGAGTGGTGCGCCACCAGATCGTTGCAGAACGCCGCTGTGCTCGCCTCGGTGCCGCTAGAGCAGCTCGCCAGCGTTGTTGCTCCCAGCAGCAGCGCTCCAGACAGCACCCATTTCGCTGCTCTCATCGGATCCGCTCCGCGTTGCCCATCACGTCGGCGGCGTAGACATCGCCCAGCTCACCGTTGGGACAGATTGGCGTAACCACGTCGCAGAACCAGCGGGCGTAGGGCTTGGTGTCATCGGCGGCGTACTTCTTCAGGACGAACCACGTCCAGTCACCGGCCTGCCAGACCTCGTAGGCATCGGCGCGCTTCACCGTCTTGGCACAGAGATTCTTCATGCGTCCCTCAGTCCTGACTGGATGATGTCGTCCGACGCGACACTCTCGTCGGCTTGCGCCTGGTGCATCGCCGTCAGATCCAGGTTCGCCACGCCTTCGCTGCCAAGACCAGCCGAGATCTGCATCTCGGAGAATCCCTCCGAGAGAAACGTCTTCGGCTGACCGGCCTCCAGATCGTTGAGATCAGCCAACAGCTGCGTGGACTCCGTACCGATCTGATCGAAGTCCGTCTTCTCCGTCGCCAGGTCAGTGCTGGTTTGCATGGCGGTCGCCGTGTCGATCATGGCTTGCAGATCCACGGTGTGGACCAGCTTCCACTGGCTCAACGTGAACACGGGGGCCTTCTGGTGATACGGCGGCTTGGGCTTGTGGTGATGGTGGCGCTTCGGTGCTGACGCACCGGCAGCGGATGCGGTGAGACCCACCGCGGCAATGCACAGCACGCTGACAGCGCGCGTGACGGTCTTGGGGTTCTTCATTGGTTCTCCTTTGTAGCGGGGTGATGGGTAAACCGTAGGGGTCTCAGGACCCAGAGTCAAGTCAGGGATCATCCCCGGACGCTGTCACCCAGCCCCACCACTTCCGCTCGATGAACGTGGCGAAGCACCCCCACTCCGTGCCCACCTGTCCCACCTCGCATCGGACCACAACGTCGGGAGCGACCGTCCGCAGACGTTTGCGGATCTGCTGATTCCGGTTCATCGCCTTCGACCGCGTCGGGAAGGTGAAGAGCCGGAACGTCAGGCCCGGATTGCGCTCCAACCGCGGAAGCAGCAGCTCTTCCCAGCGAACCGGCTGCGGACCACGACGATTCCCCGGCGACTCTCCCTGCACCCATTCGATCTGCATCAGCTTCCCCCCTCTTCAACCACGCGCAGTTCGGCCCGACGCCAGTCTTCGACCATCGAACGGTGCAGCGCCTCCCACGCTTCTTCCTGAGCGGCCTCAGTGTCGGCCATGCACCGTTCGATGGCTGGGGTGCTACGCCCGGCCCGGAGGGCCTCATGGAAGACGTGAGTGGCCGCTCGTTCGACCACGGCGGCGTCGGCCCACTTGATCCGCAGCGCCTTCGTCCGCTCGCTGTCAGTCACCGGCCTCCTTCGCCAACAGGTTGTCGATGGCCTTCCTGACCTGCTGCTTGTCGGTCCCGCCCTCACGGGCGATCCGCAGCTTGGGGACACCGGCCTCGAACATCGCCAGGTAGTCGCGGTGCTGCTCCTCGAACAGATCGGCCAGCCGGGTCTTGGCGGCTTCGATCTTCACGCGCCGCGAACGGACGCGGCGGGTCAGCTGGTCGGTGGTCATGGTGTTCCTCCGTAGTTGCGGGGTGGTCACTGTCATCCTTCATCCTCAGGCGGCTCATTCGCCAGTCGCGGCGATCCCGCGTCCAGCACGTCGATCATGTCGGCCGTTGCCTCGAAGAGCTTGTGCAGATCATCCCAGCCGTCCCCGTCGCGGAACACAAAGCCGCCCGTGACGCGCATGTTGTGGCCGCGCTTCAGCTTGTCCTCGGCGTCGCGCAGGGACTTGTGGCTAACGCCCACGCAGTCGAGTCGGACGATGGCGTAGATGGCGCTGTCGCCGACGCTGAACGCCTGGGGGAAGACGGTGAGGGGACGGTCGAAGCCGCCGCCCACGTTCGTGAACGACACGCCCGCGGCCACAACCTCCTGGCCCTCGTAGGCGGGGAGCTTCCCCGGTGCTGGCCTCTTCGCTGGTGTCATCGCTCTGCCTCCCTGCGGCCCGTGAGCCGCGCTAGGTCCCGCTCCACTTGCGCCGCCATGGCATCGCCCGCCGCTTGGGCTTCGGGCAGCTCGACGCCGTGACGCATCGACAGCAGCCAGCGGAAGTCATCCCACCGCATCACCACCAGCTGGGGCTTGGGCGCCAGGTGCGGCGCGTCGGACCACGATGCCACGAAGGCGGGCGGCGCGGTCTTGAGCTTCATGATCGCCGCCACCTTGGCCTGGGTGCCCTTGCCGTACCACCACCGCCTCAGCCCGGCCAGGACGGCCTTGTTGGCGGTCTCTTCGATGTTCACGACGCCACTCACGTCGGCCCGGCCACCCGCGCCCGATCCCCACTCCCGCTTGCCTTCGATCATCCGGGCCACCTTGCGCTCCCGCACGCTCGCCTGCTGCTTGTACCGGCGCCCGGCACAGCGGCGACAGGGGCACGTCTTGACATGGGGGCCGAGACCGTCGCGCCACGGCTGGCGGCGGACGGTGCCGTAGGACCCGCATCCGCAGACGCAGTCTTCACGGTGATGCTGCTCCAGGCCGGGGAGGGGGCGCTCCATGGAATCCCATACTACTCGGGACCCTTGACGATCACCGTCACCCCTTCGTCCAGCATGGCCTGGGCGAACTCGGCCGTATAAGACCACGGCTTCTCCACGCAGCGGGCGATCTCGCTGGGCGTCCAGCCGTTGTCGGCCATCCAGCGGGTCAGGATCACCAGATTGTCGTGGACGGTCCACCACTCGGCTTCGGTCTCAGCCATCAGCTTCCTCCTTTGGGTTGTCACTACCTGATCCACGCGCGAACCTTCTCGCCCGTCAGCAGTGGCGCGTTCTCTGGGCCTGACAAGTAGGGATTGATGTAGATCGGACGGTGCAGGGACCACTTCGGCCCATACGCCTGGTTGCGCCAGTGCCCGCTGGTGACCCACCGATGGTGATGAGTGCGCCCTGTGTGCTCCGTAGGGGGCCGCGGCGGCTGGTGGCGTAGGTAGACCACCCGCACCGCTTCGGGGCGCTCTGCGGTGCCGCTGGCGATGCGCCGGGCTTTCTTGCGGTTGCGAACCTCAGGGACGTGGCGCACACTCCGACTGAGATCGGGCTGGGCCGAGATCGTCCAGAGCGCGCGCAGTCGACGCCGGTCCTCGGCCATCGACGCGTCGACCACCGGGTGATCGGCCAGCTGCACGTCGGCGGGTTGGCCGAAAGGCCAGACAAGACCGCCCAGCGGGTGCAGGTAAGGCGGCGACAGCGGGGTCTCGGGGAAGATGTTCGGCCCGTAGACGGTGATGCCCAGCGTCGGATTCCCGCGCCAGCTCGCCGGTCCCCACAGGTAGCCGCCGACGGTGACCGGGACGCCGCTCGCCTCGGCGTCGATGCCCGTCAGGGCCGACGCGAACAGGACGAGACCGGCCCCTTGGTCGGGCAGTTCGCCGACGTGCAGTGGAGCGTCGGGCATCGACGGCGCCACCGCCGCCAGCAGGTCGCACATATCGGAGCCGACGAACCACAGCTCGGCTCGGCCCAGCGTCAGGGTTTCCCATTCGGGCGTGAAGTCCTGACCGCCCTCGAACTCCCGCAGGACATCGGCCAGCCGCCAGAAGCTCCCACCCGGTCTCCATGCCGAAAGCAGCGTGCGCCGCCAGGTCGGGATGTCCCGCGGCCGCGGGCGCCAGGAGCTGAAGTCGCGGGTGGAGTACCGCAGCGCCTCTTCCGGGGGATAGATCGGCTTGGGCCTCACAGCTTGCTCGCGATCCACAACGCCTTGTGCTCGTCGCGCAAGATGATCCGACCGTCACCGACATCGGCTAACGCCTCAAAGATCGTGGCCGTCGCGACGGGTTCGACGTGGTTCATCGACGGCGCTCGCTTCGGTGCCACGTCGTTGGCGTTCGGTCGGCCTTCGGGGATGTCGTAGACGTACATCCCGGTCTGGATCCGCCGCAGTCGGCCCCGCAGCCACAGCTCGCGGGTCGCCGTCGAGACCGTGCCGGGGTAGAGCCCCAGCGCCGCCCTCACTTCGGTGTTCCGCATGGCCTGGCCGGGGTTGTTCTTGAAGTGCGCCTCGACCATCGCCTGGCCTTCGCCGTAGTGCAACTTCTTGCTCTGGGGCAGTCGCTTCTTCGTCTGCATGTCTTCTCCATGTGCGGGGTGTCGGGGTGACGGCGGAATCCTAGACTACCCGAGACCCCACGTCAATCCGCGCTGGACCGGGCCGGGGCGACTGCCTAGGGTCTCCGAATGGTCAAACGGCTTCCGCTCGGCCTGGCCGGGTTCGTCGTTGTCGGCACCGCTCTCGGAGCGACGCTCGCCGTCGGTGGCTCTGAGCCCCGGCCCCCGCCTCATGTAGCGGCGGCGGCGAGACCGCCACCCGTCACGACGACAGCCCCGCCGCCAACCACCACGATGCCGCCTCCTACGACGACAACCAGCAGTGTGCCACCCCCGCCACCGCCTCCGACCACCGTCCCGGCCCCGCCACCGACGGTCCCGCCCACCACAAGCCCTCCAGCGCCCCCTGTGACGGCTCCTAAGCCCCCGCCGCCGCCTCCAGCGCCCCCTGCCCCGGCTCCGGTGCAGCAGGTCTCCAGCGGGGGCTGGCAGCGGGTGGCGACGTGCGAAGAGGGCGGGCGGAACGATCCCACGTTCGGGTACTTCGGGATCATGCCGTCGAGCTGGCTGGCCTACGGCGGCGGGGCGTACAGCTCCACGGCTGGCGGGGCCTCCTGGGACGCGCAAGTGTCGGTCGGGACGCGGATCACGGGCGGCTGGATCCCAGACCAAGGGGCCTGCGCCAGCTGGTAGACGCGCGCAGCGGCCCCCGGTGTCGGATCCGGGGGCCGCTGTCTTCAGTATCCGCCTACTGAGCTAGGGCAGCATCGACTCCAGCTGGCCCGCGCTGTAAAGCAGCGCTTGTAGGGCGATCTGTGCCGTGGCCGCGGCCCGTGGGTTCAGGGTCTCGATCCGGGTCAGCGTCGGCTCCACGAAGTCTTGGATGCGGCAGCGGAGATCGCTGGCCGTCTGCTTCCCCAGGTTCTTCACGTCGGCCACCCGAGTGCCGACATGCCACACCGCGGCCCGTGTGCGTCCGGTGCGCGTGAGCACCACGGGCGAGATCGCCCACGGGCTCGTCTGGTGCGCGAGGTGGCACTGGATCAAGCGAGTGATGCGGAACGTCGGCTGGCCGACGAGTGTCCCGAGACCTTCCGCCGTGAAGGCGGTGAGGCTGTGCCGGGCGATGAGATCGTCCAGTTCTTCCCAGTACGTCATGACACGAACACCTTTCCGGCCTGCACAGTGTTCAGCAGTCGCTGCGCCGCCTCTTCAATGGATTCCAACAGCTGGGACGACATCATGTTCTTGGCAATGGCACCCTCCACTTCTTCGGCGATCTCTTCGAGCTGAGCCGGGATGATCTGGAGCAACGACTGGTTGATCGGCGCCACCGCCGCGTCGGCGACGGCAGCACTCTTCGCCCTCTTACCCTTGGCATCCGCTTTGTTCGTCCGCTTCGACGGTCCATGACCGGCCCGGCGCTGCTTCAGATCGTGGAACACCTGATCGACCGCGGTCGGTCCGGCCAGTTCGATGGCGTCGACCAGTGCCGACGGGCTCTTCTTCGCCATGTTCTTGGCGACGTTCGCGTGCGAGGCTGTTGTGCGGGCCTGACGTTCGTCCACCGAGTCGGTGGACGAAGCCCGCTTCACCCAGGTGCGGAAGGTGTTCTCAGCGATGCCGTTGTGCTCGGCGAAAGATCGGACGGTGACCTTGATGGTCCGCCCACCATCACTCGTTTCGTCGGTCGGCATCCCCTCGTACTTGCGGAACGTCGCTACAAACGCCGCCTTGTAGCCGCCGCACTCGGCAACGATGGTCTTCCAGTTGATGATGTTCATGTCTTCTCCTCGTTGTCGTCGTCTTTGCCTTGGGCCTGTTCCCAGGACTCGGGGGATTCGAGGCCGCGAACATCCACGTCGGTCCAGTCCAGGTGCTCGGCGTAGAACTCATAGGCCGCGTCGCTGTTGGGGAACGGCCCGAGGATGTCAAGTCCCTCGTCTTCAGGGACCAAGTACACATCGGGCTCGCGCAACAGCAGTCCCTCCATCGTGGCGTTCGACTTGCCCGTCCGCGCCTCCAGCCTCCCCACTAGCTGCTCCAGCATCACCTGAGCTTGGGCCACGCAGGTCCAGTCGTCGGTGACGATCCCCGCCTGGACCGCCACCATCGCCGTCCGCAGCGCCATGGCGTGACCGGTCTCGTCCGGAGTGGCGAACCCATGGTCGATCTCGATGCGGTCCATCCGGGCGTTGAAGCGACGGGCTTCCGCCATCATCTCTTCATAATCCGCCATCATCCTCCTTGCCTTCGGGGTGGAATCCGATATTGAAGCGCCTCAGGACCCCCCTGTCAAGCGCAGTCGCTGGGCGTAGTCCACGCCGTCACGTTCGACCAGCCCATCGACCTCGGCATCCCGAATGATCCGGCCCAGCCGTTGCGTGAGTGATCGGCCCCGGCTGCCAGAGGTGTTGCCGGGATGGATGGCGAACGTGCGGGCGCCGCCCTTGCGGTGCGGATGGGCGGAGCGACCCTTGATGAGGATCACCGACGATCGGATCTGCCGCTTCGTATCGGCGCCCGCTTGCTCCGCCGCCGCGGTGAGCACCCGCATCACGTCCTGGCGTCGATGCCATTCGCCGTCCTTGAGCGCTTCCAGCAGAACGCTCCGGGGATCGAACCCCCAGTCGGGGTCAGCGCTCATCAGAACTCGACGCAGTCGTTGCAGATCGTGAGTGGCGACGCTTCGATCATCGTGCGCCCGCACTCAGGACACCGCTTACGCCGTGGCTTGGGTGGATCGTCCAGACGGTTCAGCGACTTCGCCAGCGGGCCGGGCTTCGCCATCGTCTTGAGCCACTCAAGCTTCTGCTTCAGCACGTCGCCCTTCAGGATCGGCCCACCCCGCCGCTCGTACTCCTCGTCGCTCAGAACCGCGCCGCCGACGTTGGGCGACTCGCCCTCGATGTAGACGGCGTCGATGTACTCACAGTCGATGAGCTGGCGTCGGCACTTGGTCGTTCCGGGGAACGGACGCTCCACGCCGCACGCGGTGCAGCGGTCGGCGGGCAGCAGCATCGAGTACCCGTCGTGCCGGATGATGCGCCAGTAATCGGGGGTCCTCTGCCTGGTCGTGTCCGGTCGGTCCTTACGGACCTCGGCCATGATGTGGCGGATCGTCGGGCGGCGGGTGTTGGCGTCCTCGCGCACCAGACGGCCCAGCGCGTTGAGAGCCTCCTTGAAGTCGACCGCCATCAGCTCGTCGTGCCAGACCTCCATCTCGGCTTCGGTGATACGGGGCGTCGGCCAGTAACCGGCGACTCGACGCATCACGACATCGGCTTCGCCTGGGTTCATGGGTGCCTCCCGTTCGTTGGGGTGATCGCGGTGGACGGTAGCCCGATCATCGGGCCAATGCCGGTTCGCTGGTTGCTCTCGTAGGCGTGGAAGCTGCTGATCTTGTCGGGATCGACGTGCTGGGTCGCCATGTGGATATCGGAATCTGGGCCGAGACTGGGCCAGTACTTGACCAGATACGACGGCGTGACCGGCTTCCCCCAGCGGCCCTTCAGCCGTTCGGCCCGGATCGGCACCTCATCGGGATCGGCCCCGATGTCCCGCAGCTGCTTGGTCGCCGCGTTCAGCTGGCCGCGGGCGGACTTGGTCAGCTCATGGATGTTCATTCCGCAGGCTTCAGCGATCGCCTCGAAGAGGCGGTCCGGCGCGCGTCGAGGAGCGATGACCGTGGTGGTCGCGAAAAGTGCTGGCGCGGTAGTTATTGGTTTCTCTTTACTTCTGGTCTTCCTGGTCTTGTGGTCAGCTGAGGTGACGCTTTGGGTGACGCTTTGGGTGACGCTTTGCCCAGGTAGAGCGCTCGCGTGCGGATCCGGCAGATCGTCGGCTAAAGCGTCAGCTGAAGTGACGCTTTGATCCGGCAGAGCGTCAGCTGAAGTGACGCTTTCCACAGATGGGAACAACCTGTGGACAGTCGAGTCCCCCTTCCACCTTCCCTGGTGGACAACCTCGATCACCCCTTTGTCTGCCAGGCTCCGCAGTACCTGGCTGACGTATGACCGAGACCCCGGATCGACCCCGATCTCCTCGGCGATCGTCTTCTGGCTCGGGAAGCAGATCCCCTTGTCGCCAGCGTGTTGCCAGAGGGTGAAGAGGACGGCTCGCTCGGCGTGGGTGATCTTCGGGTCAGCCCAGACCTCTCGCAGCTGGGCCAGCAAACGAAGGCTGGGATGGGGTCGGCCGCTCACGGCGCACCCAGGTTCTGGATTCCGGTTGGCGCTTGTGCTTGACTGCCCATTGGCACACCTCAGATGTGCTCACGTTCACCCTTGTGGCGCCGGGGTCGAACTAGACGGGGGCCAGTGTGTTCAGACACTGGCCTTCGTCGCGTTCAGGCGACAGGTCACGCAGGTCGGTCCCCAGCACGGTGCTGGCGGGCCGGTTGTCTAAGGAGCCCCGACTCTACTCACGCCGCGGGCGGCGCGAGTGGGTCCCAGTTGAGATGGCGCGGACACAGCACCAGTCCCTCGTTGCTGATCGCCCACCCAAGGGCCATCAGCGCCCGTCTGGCGGTCACAATCGTGCGGTCGCCTCCGGTCACCGAGGTGTAGCTGGGACAGCCCACAGGAGCGATCTGAGCGTCGCAGTTGGCGATCCAGACGCGAGTCAGACTCATCGGCCGGTCCAGTCGCCACCTGCACGGTGGTACTCACGCTCGCGCAACTCGCGCTCACGCTTACTCCTGTCCAGCTTTCGGTCCCATGCGTGCGCGCAGATCACCAACGCGACCAACACGCCCGCCGTGACCGCCATCGCGGTGACGTTACGCCAGTCGATCAGCTCGATCAGTCCGAAGACCAGCGCCAGGATGATGGCCGCGTTCAGCCGGTAGCGGTTCAAAACGGACAGTGGTGGTCAGGGGTGGCCGGGTTGCCGCAGTTCGGGCACTCGCCGTCCATCGCCTTCGCCGTCACTTCGATGAGCCGCATCTGCAACGTGCGCGTCTGCGCCCGCTCGTTGTACTCCACCTCGAAGGTGTCCAACGCCTTCAGCACTGCTGGGCGGTCCATGCCCATGATGTCGGCGACGATGTCGGGCGGCGGGACCGGAACGTCGAGCGTCGCCACCACCACGGGCGGTTCCGCTTCAGGAATCACGTCGATCACGGGACCAGCTTCCTCGGCGGGAGGTTCCGGGGGCGCGATGGCTGCGGCTTCGGCGCGCGCCTTGGCTGCCGACAGGGCCTGGGTGTAGTCCCACTCGCGGCCCAGCGCCCGCTGGATCTCGGCGTTGAGCAGGGACTGGATCTTGCCCAGCTGCTGGCCGGTCCAGTCGCCCCAGTTCTGCCGTGCGAGCGATGGGTACTTGAGCCGGGCGATCTGCGATGCCAGCGCGGCCTTGCCCTGCTCGTCCAGGGCGCTGATGCCGACGAAGAGACCCTTCATCCCCTGAATCGACGCCGTCTTCTTGCCCTGAGCGGGGGCGATCCGGTACGTCTGCATGGGTTCGGTCGCCTCTTCGTGCGTCGGGGGCTCCTCGTAGTCCACGTCTTCGCCCCGGAATTCGCGCACCACCTGCGGCCCGGCTTGGGCCATCTCGTCAGTCGTGTAGAGCCCGCTCAGCTCCTGGGGGAATGCCCGCCGCAGGGCGAGCGCTTCGGCGACCTTTCCGATCATGAGATCGGGCATCTGCGCCCACATGCGCGCCACGCCCTTGGATGTCGTCTGGACATAGCTCGACCACCGGGCCGTCGCCACCAGCGGGATCTTGAAGTCCTTACGGAGCGCGCCAACCTTCGCCGCGAAGGGGTACTCGTTGGGGTCTTCGGGGCGCCACAGATCGGACCAGTCGCCCGTGGCGCCGATCCAGTAGGGGCCGTCCTGACCGGCGTACATCCCCGTTCGCTCCGCGATGAGGCGCAGCCCGTCGATGGATGTCTGGACGCTCATCACTTGGCGGTTCAGGCGGCTGTCGAAGCGCATGATGGCGTAGACCTGGCGGGCGAACGGATCCAGCCCGGTGCGGTTGCAGATCCCCACAAACAGCTCCAGCTCGTCGTCGCTGGCGCCCTTGGCGATGGTCCGCTTCAGCAGGTCGATCTGGTCATCAGAGAGCCGGTTCGTCGCCAGCTGGGCGCGGGGCTCGAATGGAATTGGGGCGTTGTCAGTCATCTGGCCTCCTGGTATCGGGTGTCCGAAGTCTACCCCAGACCCCTGACGCGGCAAGGCCCCCACCGAAGCGGGGACCCCTTGCCGCATGTATCACCCCGATACATGGAGGTCGCGATGGCAAGCCAAGGGAAGGCGTGACCGATCTAACCGAGAGCCACCCTACAACGGAACGGTGGCCGTCTGCACACCGACCAGGGGGGCCTTGGTCGGACCAGGAGCGGGCTTAGGGACCGTCACACTTGCGTGAGGTCGCTGGGCCACGGTCACGACGTGGAGCTGGGTGGGCAGGGCGATCGAGATCAGGATCGGCGGCACCCTGGCCGGGCCTTGCCCGGCGAAGCCCTGCCCGGCGAAGACGATGGCCCCAGTCCCGCTCGCTGCCACGCTGACCTTGGCCGTGGCTGCGCCGCCGAACGTGATCGCCCCGGATCCGCTGGCCGGGAAGACGATCTGACCCGTCCCAGCGCCGCCGAAGAGGATCGCTCCGGTGCCCGTGGCGGACAGCGTGACCTTGGCCGTGCCGCTCCCGCCCATGACAATGGCGCCAGATCCGCTTGAGAGCACCGTCAGCGTCGCTGTGGCGGCTCCAGCGAAGGTGATGGCCCCACTCCCACTGGCGACCGTCAGGCCGCTGGCAGAGGCGAGCCCAGAGCCTGCGAAGACGATGGCCCCGGTCCCAACCCCCGTGAGGGTGACGACGGCCGTACCGGATCCCCCGAAGACGATGGCCCCCGTGCCTGTCCCCGTGAGGGTGACCGTCCCGGTGCCCGACCCAGCGAAGACGACGGCGCCTGTCCCGGTGGGGAACACAGTGACCGTCCCCGTGCCCGAGCCGCCGAAGGTGATCGCCCCGGTGCCGGTGGCCGAGGTCGTAACGACTCCGGTGCCCGTGCCGTTGAAGGTGATGGCACCCGTGCCGGTCGCAGCGAGGAACGTCGTGGCCGTCCCTGACCCGGCGAAGGTGATGGCCCCGGTGCCGGTCGCCGTCGTTGTGACGATGGCCGTCGCGGTCCCAGCGCCGAAGAGGATCGCCCCCGTGCCCGTCGGGGTGACGGTGATCGTCGCCGTCGCGGCGGGACCACCGAAGAGGATCGCCCCCGTGCCCGTCGGGGTGACGGTGACAAGCGAGCCCACTGGGGCGAAGGCCACGGCGAGCATGCCGCCGCCCTGCTGGCCGACAGTGGCTGAGATGCTGCTTGACCCAGCTGCTCCGAGGAAGACATCGCCCGTGCTTTCGGAGCCCGCTGTCTGGCGCAGTGTCGCCGGGGCGGTGTAGCCGAGGATCCCGGCGTTGTCGACGGCCCAAGCGAAGAGCAGGTCGTTGGGGATCGTCGTCGTCACCGTGTTGGTGAACGGATTGATCGGGGCGGTGATGAGCTGGGACTGCGACCCGTCGGTGGCGCTAAGGAATCCGGCGTACTCGTGGATGCAGATGCGAGCGAAGGTGACCGACGACGGCCAGGTGACGGTGATGCTGTTGGCGCCGTTGGCCCCGGCGATCACCCACCAGAGCTGGATGTAGTAGCTGATGTTCGAGAGGTTGAACGGCCCGGCCGACGGGAACGACTGGCCCGTCGTGAAGCTATCGCCCAGCGTGTCGGTAATGCCGGTCAGGGCAGTCGCGCCGCCGGTCGGCCAGCCGACAGCGACGATGAGCAGATCACCGGCCTGTACCGACTGCGGGAAGGCGACGGCCTGACTGGTGACGCTACTGCCACCGCTGGCGAAGTTGTTGCCCTGGATGTAACGGCGGTCGGGAACGAAGATGCCGCCGGGGTAGAGAACAGTCGAGGCGTCCAGCGGCAGATCGACAACGCGGACGGTCCCGAGAAAGTCACTCGACGTGGGCTGCTTGTCCAGCGCGTTCGACGTATCCAGCCCGATGGGGCTGGTGTTGTCGTACCCGTCAAGCTGGTAGCCGGGCATTCAGCCCCGCTCTATTCGTCGTAGATGAGATAGCCGCTGAAGTTCGACGTAGCGGCGCCGATGTTCCAGACCACCAGCTCGGCCGGGCCAGTCGGAACAATCAAACCTTGAGGGTACGTCCAGATGACACCCGCGCCGATGGTGGCCGGAATCCCGAAGCGTCGGAGGAAGAGCGTGGGCGATGTCGGCTTGGTCGACGCCGCCACCTGACCCGTGCAGCTCGCCGCACCTGAGGACGTGTCTTCCGCCTGAGGCACCACAGTCGTCGGCGTGAGGGAGATCGCCGCGGGACGGCCGACACCGATGTCAGTGGCGGCAGCAGTGCCCGAGGACTGGTACACCGCGATCTCCCAGATCCGTATGTCCTTCGCCGTGGTGGAACGCAGCCACGCCAGCGCTTGGTTGGACACACCAGCAATGGTCCATGCGTAGGAGTAACGGGCCATTACGGCGCCACCTCTAGCTCCTGAAAGTCAAAACGATAGAACAGTGAGTTGCCCGGTGACGGCCACGCAGATGAGTCCACGGCCTCAACCACATCACAGCCGGAGAGATTCATGTTGGCGTGGTAGAAGGCCACGGCGTCGTCTGACGTGGTGAATGGTCCGATCGCCAGTGAGCCGTCGTGCGGGCGAAGATAGAACATCAGGAAGCCGTGAAGGTGATGGCACCCGTGGCGACGCTGATCGTGGCGCCGACGGGCGGCGTGATGCTGGTGAGCGTGCCCCCACGCAAGTAGGTACCCGCCGTGACGAGCGTCCAGACCCCGAAGAAGGTGTACGTCTGACCACCTACGGCCGACGGCCATGACTGGGCGCTGGTCGATGCCTGCGAACCACCGGACGACGAACCAAACGTGATCGCCTTGCGGCCGTCGGTCCCTTCCGATGCCCCGGTCGTGCCGGGATCCGCCGTGTGCAACGACAAGAAGTAGCCGGTGCTGGGGACGATGGCAGCGTTCTGAGCCGCATCGGCCTGGGCGGTGGTGATACGGGCCATGAGATTCCTTTCTCTTAGCGGGTGATTTCAGCGGTCACCGTGACGGTGCCTGCTGCGATGGTGGAAATGTTGCCCGATGCGTCGGTGAGCTGGCAGTCCCAGACGGCGGGCTGCACGGGGAGGGTGGCGGCGTCGGTGTGGACGAGGTGCAGGTGGATGGTCGACGCCGAGATCGTCGTCAGCAGTTCGGCCAGCACCGTCGTGGACGGCGGCGTTGAGCGGATCTGGGACTTGGCCGTGAAGCCCGTGAGATCGGCGGGTGCGCCCTTCGACGTGACCGCCAGGTCAAGGTACAGATCGTCGCCCTGGTAGACGAGAAGATTCACTGCCGCCGGGAGCCCGGTCACGGTGGATGCCATCGCTGGTCAAACTAGGTGCTGCCTGTCGCGGCGTCGCTGATCCCCGGAGACCAGGCGACCCCGGCAGTGTCACACCGGGGCGCCTGTGTGGTCGTACCCAACCTGCTACACATCAAGGCCCAGAGGCACTCCTCTCCTTGTTGTCGCCGTTGATGATCTCGACTCGGGTCGTAGGGGGGCCGGGCACAGGTCGGACGTAGCGCCGCCCGAGGGACTCCAGCAGCTGGTCGACCGGGATGATGCCGATGAGGAAGGCGCCGATGATGAGCTGGGCGATGTGCTCACCCGATCCGACGAGCCCATCGAGGATCGTGGCGATGCCCAGCACGAAGACCAAGATGCGCCGCAGCGGTCCCCAGTTCGCCCGGATGTCGTCAGGCATCTCTGCCTCCAAGAGCCCAAGCAGGGGTTCCCAGAGCTGCGCCCGTGACGGCTGCCAGGGGATCACTTGGCCTTGGCATACCGCCCATCGGGCTCCATCGCGTAGTCAGCCGGATCCTTCCCGGCCCGTGCGGCTCCGAGGGCGTAGGCCGACTGGCCGTGAAGCTGGCAGGCGGCGATCCCGATGACCGGGTTGTCGGCCGTGCCGATGCCCCAGTCGGCCCGCCACGACGGGTCCGGGCCGAGGTACTGGGCGTCGCCAAACGCATAGACCTCGCCCAGCGTGTCGACCAGCCAGTAGCCGTTGCCGGTCGGTGTCGAAGCACCGCCGATGATGGGGCTGTTCGGCTTGGCACCGACGCCGGGCAGGCTCCCGCAGAACGGCGCGCCGCCCTTGGCGAAGACGCCGCCGTCCGGGCCGAGCATCCAGTAGCCGGGTCCGTTGTCCTGGGTGACGAGCATGTTGCCTCTCTGCTGCGTGGTTGGTGCCGGTGACGGGCCTTGGCCCTGAGCCATGGCGATGACTTGATCCATGGGGAAGCCAGGACCGCAATCGACATGGCCCCCTCCCCATCGGCCCAGATCCGAATGCTGACAGACGCCCCGTCCGTTGCCCTGCGCCTGCTGCGGTGTGAGCCGGGTGATCGGAATTCCGAAGGCTGCCGCCTCCTCAGCCACCCACGCCGCGGCGTTCTGGAGCATGTTCTGGTGCTGGCTCTGCCAAGTGGCCGTCGTCCAGTTCGCCGTGGCCCCGCGAGGCGTGCAAAGTTCGGCCTGTACTGCCACCGGATTCGCTTCGGCCGCGGTCCACGCCTTGCGGTCCCGACGAACGTATTCCCCGATCGTCCCGAGCGTGTCGTCTATGCCCGTATGTGAGCTGACCTCGCTCGAAGACCGGGCGAAGAACGCACCCAAGCTCTCGATCGTCTGCGCCCCTTCACTCAGGTGCAGGACCACCAGTCTGACCTGCGCGCCGCCGCGCGAGCTGTAGTTCGGGGAAGCCAACCAGATTCTGTTAAGCGCCATCGTCTTCGGGAGTCTCGGGCGCGTGGGACGGCTCTTCTTCGGGTTCGGGCGTCGGTTCTGGTTCGTCGTCGTCACGACGGGCGTGCTTGGGGACCATGATCTCGAAGCTACCGAGGGCCGCGCCGTGGGGCGGTGATGGGCTACTGCGTGGCGACCAGGAAGAGGGACATGGCCGTGGTGCCGCCGTTCCCCCCGGCGAACGTCGTCCCAGCGTTGGCCCCGCTCTCCTGCTGGGCGATCATCTGGACGTAGTCGTTGGCGTTGAGCGTGACGATGTCGGATCCGGCCGCGCCGTGGTAGTCGATGATGGCTGCCGGGTGGTCATCGGTCCATGCCCGGCGGTTGGCCCCGTTGACGTACAGCCAGAGGGTGTAGATGCCGCCAGGGACCGGGGCGTTGGACGACTGCCAGTAGACCGACCCGGTCCAGTAGTACCGGCCCGTCGTCGGGACCTGGAGCGCCGAGCCGCCGAAGCCGATCATCCCACCCGCCACGAAGTCAATGGAGAGTCCCGCGATGCCACTCGGCGTGGCCGTCGCCAGGACGGTCTGGGATGTCGAGTACAGACGGCCTGAGGGCGTCGGCCCGATGCCCGTGATGCCGATGACCCGCATCCCGTTGTTCGACACCAGGATGTCGACGGTGTCGCCCACCTGGACCGCCGTGGCGAAGACGTGGCGATAGCACGGGATCGTCACCGACGTGGCCCCGCCGTTCATGATGACGGTGAGCGTGCCGTTGCCCGCGGGCGCGGCCGAGACCGTGCCCCGTTGGAGCGTGACAGATTCCTGCTGGCGGATCGCCTGCGCCAGCTGTACGCGGCGGCGGGTGCCGACGTTGGCTTGCCTAGAGGGGTCGTAGGAAACCTTGATTACCTCCTCTCGACGGGCGGCAGACAACGGTCTGCGCCGTGGCCGGATCCATCGGCATCGTGGTGGCGCTGACGGCGTAGAGGTTCGCCACGCCGAGGCGATCGTCCAGCACTTCGATGATGTCGCCCGCTTCGAGCGCCGGGTTCGTGATGGCGACGAAGCTCACCTCGTCTAGGGCCAGCCCAAACTGGTTCAGGATCCCCTGAGCCATCGACTGCGCCTGGCCCACGGTGGTGACCGCCGGGCTGCTCACGATCTTGGTGACGATACCGAAGGGGCCGAGGTAGTACGTCGAGCTGTTGACGTTGGTGTCGTTGGCGGTGCCCTGGACCACGGGGGAGCCGGGATTGTTGCCGATGACGATCACCCGGCTGAAGGCGCCGGTCTCGTCAATCGTGTGCGTCAACCCCTGCCCGCCCTGCCCACCGAGGATGAGGCACTGCGCTCCCTCCAGGTACAGGAATTCCGGGTTGCCGTGGTTGTTGGGCCAGTCCCTGGCGTAGATGTCGGGCGTGGGGACTTGGCGCGAGGTGACAATGCCGTTGGCGTCGAAGAACAGCTCCTGGCCGATCGACGCCGCCAAGCCCTGGAAGTCCTTCCACGGGTCGTTCGAGCTGTCGAGCTGGGCTCCGAAGACGACGCCGCCCGAGATCGGGACAGTGCTCGCTGCCAGGTTGGCGTGGTTGTGGTAGTTCCCGGTCGGGAAGACGTGCGCGATGCCCTGCTTGATGACTTGGTCGATGGTCGTTCCCGGTGCGGGCGACCATGAGTCCTGCCATCCGGCCTGGGTGATCGTGATGGAGCGGTCGTTCCCGATCAGCGGGATCGTGATCTGCCCACCTACATCCTGGGGTGCGGGCTTGGAGATTCTGAAGATGCCCTTGGGGCACCACTCGATGGAGCCGTCGGGGTACTCAAGGCCCGCGAAGGCCCGGATCTCATGGCCGCTCACCGGGTGGATCAGATCGCCGGGACTGACCGGCACGATGCTCGTCGGATCCCCGATCGGCGCACTGTGCAGCGTGGCCGTCAGCGTGCGGCGCACCTGCCGGGTCTCATCCTCGGTGACCGACGCCTGGGAGAACTCATCCAGCGTCGCCAGGTAAGTCGCCCCCGGCGCGCCGCTCCCCACGCCGTCGGTCCAGACCTCCAGCTTCGACACGAACTTGTGGCTGATGGGAAGGAGGGCTGAGAAGGGCGACGAGACATCAATCATCCGGCGCCGATCCCGTAGGTGCCCTCGCCGTAGATTCCCTTCCCGTAGGCGGGCGACGATCCCCCGGACGTGGTGGCTGTGCCCGATCCACCGAAGAGGAGAGCGCCCGTGCCCGATCCGCCGATCCCTGGCGGGGCCGGGGGCGACGGGACTGGCTGGTTCGGATTGACCGGATCGGTCGGCATCAGCACCGGATAGCAGTGGAAGCTGACCGCCCGCATCGGGCTTTGGCGGCGGTTCTGGGCGTGCAGGGTGGTGACCGGGATCGTCGCGCCCAGCTTGATGTAGGTGGTCTCGCCCGTGAACAGATCCGACTTGAGCAGCAGCGGCACCTGGCGCGCCCGGAGGGCGGTGAACGTCTTGAAGTCGGCGTCGTTCATGAACAGGGCGGCGATGTCGAACTCGGTGTCATAGAGATCGCCCGAGACCACCACCACGTCGGTGCGTCCGAGGCCGTAGAAGACGCCCTGAGCCTCTACCTGGAGCTGGGACAGGGACGCCTTGCCAACGGACGTAGCGGCGCTCTGGGGCTGTATGCGGCGCAACTGACAGACCCCTAGTGATCCGTTGGCGTCAGGACCGGACGTGATGGGGTCCACGAGGTAGTAGTTGTTCGACAGGATGTTTATGGGGACGCTGGGCGATGTCCAGAGCGATGGGATGTTCTGGGTGAACTCGACCGCCCACACCCTGGCCCGATAGAGCAGCGGGATGTTGAACGGCGACTCGTAGTCGATGATGGTCGTGCTGACCGGCTGGAATCCGGGGATGAAGAGCGTGGGGCTGCCCGGCGTCAGATCCTGCGTCCGTAGCTGCTCCCACGTCGCCCCGCCGTCTTCGCTCACGTTGATCTCAGCGGCGAAGGCCGACACTCCGGTCGGCCCCGGCAGCACCTGGCCCGCGGCGACCCACATGGGTGAGCCGTAGGGATCGGGCACGGTGTTCCAGACGAACGTGGGCGTCGCTGGCGCCGTGAAGGTGACGGTGAACGCGCTGCCCGTCCAGGCCGAAACCGGACCCCCGCCGTTGATCTGGACATAGACGCTGTAGCTCTGAGCGTTGTTGAGCAGTCCGAAGGGGACAGTGAAGCTGGTGGCCGTCGTGCTGGCGACCACTCCGGTGTCGTAGATGTCGGGCGCCTGGCCGGGGACGAAGCCGGGGGCGATGACAGCGGCGTGACTGTAGATGTAGCCGCGGTACGAAGTCATGGATGTCCCGGCGTGGAAGGTGGGTGTCCACTGCACGGTCGGCGTGGGCGTGTTGATGGTGCCGCTGGGGGCCGTGATGACCAGCGTCGGCAACGCACGGGCGTGGAGCGTCCACGGGGCGCTGTACGGGCTCTTCTTGCTGGTGTAGCTCTCGGTCACCGAGACTGACCAGGAGTAGTCGTCCCCATTGACCCAGTCGGCGGCGGCGAAGAGGTACTGCGAAGCGGTCAGGGCGAAGTACAGCTCAGTCGTGCCCCAGGTGTGCGTGGCCGGGTTGAACCACTGGAAGGCGCCGCTGGTGGTGGTGTCCTGGCGGCGGATGGCGACCTGGGTCTGCGTGCCGCTGTCGCCCTGCGGGTTGTCGGTCCAGTCGAGGGTGAAGCCTGCGGCGGCGTCAAGGAATGCGGTGTTGGGCGGGGCCGTATTCGTCGGGGCCAGCTGGGGATCCGACGTGAACCAGATGAGGACAACCTGCTGCGTCGGGACCACGAACGAGGCGTTGCCGATGTGGTTCCCGACGACCTGGACACCGTTCGTCGTTCCCGGATCCGCGAAGTTGGCCCCGCCGCCGCTTCCGCTCTGACCACCACCGAAGTCCCCGCCCTGACCGCCTTGGGCCTCCATCCTCTGGGTGCCGCCGATGGAGACCCCGCAGCCGACGCCCGGTGTCCCGGCACCGCCGCCGATCGTCACCGGAAAGTCGGAGGCGGCGGCTTGGATGGTGACCGCCGTGCCCGGCGGAACTCCCAGGATGTTGCCCGACACCTGAAAGCCCGTCCAGCCGTACTCGGTCCCGGCGAACGTGGAGCCCTGCTGGGCCTGGCAGATCGGGTGGATGTAGGCGTAGACGAGATCCGACGGCGCCGTCCACGTCGTGTGGACTCCGGTGAATGTGGCGCTGCGCTGGGTCATGCCCGCGCGCCCACTGCCGTCAGCTCGTTGAGCAGCTGCTGATCGTGCTCTGCGAGCATCTGCTGGAACTGAGCCGCCGCCACGTCGTGCGGGCTCTGGCCCGGTCCCGGTATAGCGGTGATCGTGACGTTGTAGACGGGCGAGAAGTTGACGCCCGCCGCTGCTTCGGTGCCGGGCACGTCAGTCCGCTGGGCACCGCCGTAGGGGCGCAACGGTGTGCCGAGAGGGATCGGGGCCACGGGCAGCGCCTGCTGGCGCAACTGCGTGGCCTGTGCTTCGGCGAGAACGATGTTGCGCTGCAAGCCCCGGATCTCAGCCGTGATCCCGCCCGCCTGTTCCGCCGTGGTGGTCGACGCCGCGAGCTGGGCCGTCAGGGCCGTAATGATCCGCTGGTCGTTGTAGATGTAGGACTCGATCTGGAGCGCCCGTGTCGCCGCGCTCGCCATCGCTGTTGCCGCCGCCGCCGCCGCTGGGATCGACCCGGTGATGCCAATCGTGAACCCTTGACCGAAGAACTGACCTAGCCCCATCGTGACCTTGGACGGCGAGGCGATCTTCGGGACCGCCGCCAGCTGGGCGATAGCCGCCTGGGCCACCGATGCCGCTGCCGCGGCCGCTGCGCCTGCCTGCGACTGGACGCCTCGCACGAAGCCCCCAGCCGTGTTGGAGCCATAGGTCGCGGCGAGATCCTGGTGGGCGTTCATCGGCCCGATAGCGGTCCTAACCCAGCCGTCGATCCCCCCGCTGCCTGTGCTGGTGATGCCACGAACCCAGGCGTTGGCGGTGTTGGTGCCGTAGATGCCAGCGAGATTCTGGTGGGCGTTGAAGGGAGCGATAGCGGACTTGGTGAACGCATCGACCGCTGCCGTGGCCGAGCCCTGCTGCGCCGTGATGCCAGCGACGAAGCCCGCCGTGACTTCGTTGCCTCCGTAGGTCCGGGCGAGATTCTGGTGGGCGTTGAACTGGCCGAGGGCCGTGACGGTCAGGACGCTCACTGCGCTTGTCGCCGCCCCCTGCTGACTGCTGATCCCCTGGACGAAGGCGGTCGATGTGGCCGATCCGAAGCCTCTGGCCCGGTCCTGGTGCGCGTTGAACTCGTTCGTAGAAGCGGTGACGACGGCGTTCGCCGCGGTGGTGGCGGCTCCCGTCTGGCTGGTGATGCCCGCGGCCCACGCCGCTCCGGTGTTCGTTCCTGCCGTCTTTGCTTGGGGTCCCTTCTCAAACTTCGCCACTGCGCCACTGGCGTGAAGATCCACAACTGCCGCGGCCGTCTGCGTGGTCTCCCCGATACCAGAGGCGAACTGCCCACCCGTGTTCAAGCCCTTGGCGAACGCGTCGGGAGGGGACTTGGCAAGCGACTTCGCGGTGATCCCGGCGATCTCGTCAGCCGAGTTGATTATCCCGGGCTTCGATCCGTCCAGCCCAGCCTTAGCCGCGTTCCCCTGCGCCAGCGCCGCCAGGTACGCCGCCACCTGCTGTTCTTGCAGCTTCGTCGGGAGCGTGATGCCGAATTCCCCGGAGATCCTCTGCACTTCAGGAAGCCCGAGACCCAGAGCCTTGGCGACGGCACCGGCTGAAGCGCTCGCTCCTTCCACCGCCTTCTCCTGGTCGATTGCCATGGCCGTCGACAGGTCCGAGACCATCTGATCCGAGTTCTTCGTCGTCGCGAGGGCAACCAGGCGCGACTGTTCGACCGCCGCCGTCTGGAGCTGGGACAGCGCCGACACGCCGCTGTTGACCTCGGTCTTGAACGACTCGCTGTAGTTGTCAATCAAGGACTGGAGGGTCGCACCCGCCTGCGCCGGTCCCGCTTGAAGAATCTGGTTGATGAGGATCGGGTTGTAACCGTCCTTGATCGCCTGTGTGAGGTTGGCCCCGAACTTGTTGGCTTCATCGACGTGGGTGCTGAAGAAGGTCGTGATGGCGTCACCGCTGACAGCCAGATACCCGCTGAAGTTCTGCACCACCGACGAGAACGAGCTGAAGGACGACGCCGTGGCCGACATGGCGCCCGTCACCAGGGACACGATGGCGGCGCCTGTCTGGCCGCTCTGGATCTCCAGATCGGCGAACGCCTGAGTCGTTAGACCGACCGCCGCCGCCTGTTGTGGAAGCTGCTTGGCGATAGTCGCCGTGGTCTGGCCGGTTTGGGTGGCGAGCTTCAGCATCGAGTCACTGCTGATGCCGGTCTTCTGCGCCATGAGATCCAGGCGCTTGCTCATGTCCTCGATCTGCGTCGAGCTGAGAGCCTTCGTCAGGTTGATGCCCATGGACTGGGCGAGCTGATCGGCCGCGTCCTTGCTGATGTGGAACTTCGACGCCAGCGTGTCGGTGCCCTTGGCGTAGTTGTCCATCGCCGTTTTGGCGCGGGCCTGTTCTGCCTCAAGGTCTCGTTGTGCGATCAGCAGCGGGTTGAACTGCTCCACCAGCTGCCTCGCCCGGTCGCTGGTGTTCGACAGACTGTCAGTCACGGCATCGGCCGCTGGCTTGATCTTCTGAAGCTGGGCCGTGGTGTCGGCGAAAGCGCGCTGTGCTCCCACCAGAGAGTTGGTGGCGAGCTTCTCGAAACCTCCGGTCAGCTTCTCGACGGCCCCGGTCTGTTCGTCGGCCAGGAACTTGAACAAGGCGAACGCCCCACCGAGGATGGCGAGCCCGCCACCGACCACCAGGAGGGCAGGACCGAGACCACCCAGCGCCGTCACCATCCTGGCGATGAAGCCCGCCGCTCCCTCCGCTTCGCCACCCGCCGCGAGGGTCGCCATCGCCAGACCGAACTTCTGCATCGCCACCGACGCGCCTTCGAGCACTGGCGCCAGTTTCTGTATCGCCACCGTGACACCGACGATGCCGAGGGCAACCGCGGCCACGCCGGGACCGCCGAACTTCAGCGCCAGATTCACGAACTCCAGCATTGGATTCAGCACCGTGAGCAGACCGACTCCGAGGTCGTTCGCACCCTTCGTCAGCGACACGAAGATTCCAGCGAGGCTCTTCAGCGTGCTCTCGACCAGTGGCCCTTCGGACTGCATGGTAGAGATGAAGCTCTGGAAGCCGCCCGTCGCGGCGCCCGCGCCCCAGTTGGAGAAGTCGTTCCCGAGTTTGGTGAGAGCCCCGTCGACCGACGTGATGAGCGGCTGCGCCACGATCAGCGCATCGGTGATGGCGGTGCCCAAACCACCGAAGAGGTGACCGAAGGCCAGGATCGCCGGGCCAGCGTTGCTCTGGATGAAGCTGATGAAGCTGGTGAACGTCGTCCCACCCAGCGAGGTACGGGCGCTCGCTTCGAGATCCAGCAGCGCCCCGGACACTTCATGCACCACCGGGGCCAGCGCGTGGAGCGCTGGAGTCAGCAGACTCACCGCGCCCTGAAGGACCGGCATCACGTCGGGCGCGGTGAGCTTGCCGAAGGCATTCACGGCATCGTTGACCGCCGAGGTCACCTGGGGCAGGTCGTTCTTCGCGGCCAGGGCGAACGCCCCCAGGCCGACGGTGGCTGCTGTGAAGGCCCCAGCCAGCCCTACAGCGGCTGCTGTGGCGACGCCAGCGATGGGGAAGAGGGCAGGCCCCAACGTGAGGATGCCGGTCACCAGGGCGCCGAAACCGCCGGGACCGCCTGCCTCGCCCGCCGACTCCTTCAGCTTCTTGAACGACTCACCGGCCCCGTCTGCCGCCTTCTTATCCTCCTCCAGCTTCTCCTTGACCCCGTGGTCGTCAACGTCGGCCGTCGCCGTCTTGTGCTCCAGCCCGAAGGCGTCCAGCTCGGCCTGGATCTCCTTGAGCTTGGCGTCATCGACCTTGACCCCGACCCCGATGACGGCGTTGTAGGCCGAGACCTGGGCCTTGAACTCGTCCAGCTTCTCCTCGTCCACGTTCAGGCCGACATCGACCTTGCCCGCATCGGTCGCGGCCAGACCAGCACGCAGGTCGGTGGCGAACTTCGCCAGATCCGGCGTGATCGTGACCGATGCGGAGCCGAGATCGTCAGCCATCAGGTCATCATCCGGTTCACCATCTCCATGTGAGCGATCATGTCGATGATGTCAGCATCGGGCGCACCGTCGTCGTCTTCTTCATCCAGCCACTCGGATTCCGGTGGGAGCGCGCCGATCAGGCTGTTGAACGACTCGACGTAGATGCGAGCGTTCTCCGATAGCTCGCTGTCCATAACCACCGCCTCCTCGTAGACGAGGCAGCTGACCACTTCGATGTAGGTTCGGGCGTCTAGCTGGCGCGGGGCTGCGATGCCGTTGAGCGCGAGCTTGCCGTTGATCTGGTGCCGGTGGCTTGCCGCCCAGCGGACGAAGTGCTGGACGGCGTCGTAGGGAGGTCGAACAGCACCTCCTGCACCTTGGTAGACAGCGCCCGGATGGTGCGAACGGTGGGCGCCGTCTTGGGCTGGTCCAGCACCTTGCCGAATGCCTCCTGCTCGCTATCCACCAGGACAGCGGTGAAGAAGTCACGGGCCGTCAGCGCCGACTGGGTGCCGTCGCCCCCGATCTGGGCCAGCGTCCCCTTGACCCAGTTGTCAAGGGTGGCCCATGGCAGATCGTCCACGTTCTTCACATGCCAGACCCGGCCGTCGAGCTTGAACGTCATGGCGGGTTCCGCGTAGCCCTCGCTGGCGACCTCGTCCAGATCCAGGTCGACGTGCTCAGGGACGGCTGCGGTCGCCCTCTTGGCGGGCGTCATGACTAGCTGACAACCGTTCCCACCATCTGCGTGTCGAAGAAGAACGCGTACGGGTTGGCCGTCGGCGGCTTCTCCACGTTGAACTCGCAGAGCCACATCGCCTTGTTGTTGCCCCGCCTCATGATGCGCTTCACCTGGCCGATCTGGAACGCCTGCCGGATGATGATGCGGCTGAACGGGTCGCCACCAGTGGCGCCCGTCGTGGCCTTGGGCAGCGCGTCCCAGCCGATCATGACCCGGTTCTCGGTACCCGGTGTCGGCGGTTCGATCTTGACGCCGCCCGTGATGGCCGTCTGCATGGCCGTGGCCGTCGCGTTCAGGGGACCGGGCACGCCACCGTTCAGGGCGACGATGAGGTTAAAGGCGGTCGACTCGGCCAGGGTGAACGTGATCTTGGCGGTGTAGGTGTCGATGGCCGTGAAGACGGGGTACACCTCTTCCTCCACCGTGATGTTGGAGGTGGTCGGGCCGAAGTCCATCTCGGACCCGCTGTCGGTGTAGCCGAGTGGGATCCAGCCTGGGGCCGGTGTGACCGGCCACGCCCCGGACACGCCGCTGGGCTCGGTGGTGCCAAGTGGCGCGACGTACAGCGTGCCGACGGCGACCTTGACTTGGTTGGACAGGAACGCAGCTTGTGCGGTGGGCATTCAGTTCCCCTTTGTCTGCCGGGATCAGCTACTGGACGCCGACGGCCTCAAGGGACGCATTGCCGATGATCCGCGGGAAGCCGGTCTCCGGGTCCACGTCATCGAGCCAATGAGAGATCGACGCATCGAGGGTCACGGTAGATCCGACCGGGTTGATCCGGGTTGATCCCTGGACGCCGAGATCCTGAAGCGCTTGGGTGACGAGCGTCTTCAGATTCCGCAGCATCGGCCAGTCCGACGCCCGCTGGCCCCACATCTCGATGGACACGGTTTCGGTCAGCCACTGGAAGTCGCTCTGGGAGCTGGGCTGTTCGAGGATCGAGTAGATGCGGAGGAACGGGTAGCCGCTCACGGCGATCTTGCCGTTGGCGATGGGGACCCGGAAGAAGACGCGGCCACCGATGACGGGCGCCAGCAGCGGATGGGCCTTGAGCCACTGCTTGAAGTCGGCCATGACATCGGGGTAGACGCTGACGGGCATCAGATCAGCGTCCAGACCCAGGTAGGCGCGGCCGAGTAGGTGAGCGTGATGAAGGCCCCTGAGGGCAGTGGGACGAGGCACGGGGTGGCTGTGAAGAGCGTGCGTGCGCCGATACCCCCAGTGTTGACGGCGACGGCGGTGACGGTGCCCCCGGTGATGGCGATGAGGGCGTCCTTCCAGAGCGGATTCTGGAAAGCGACCGTCGTGGCGGGCACGGCGATAGCGGGGACATCGGTCGGGTTGACCGTAGCCGCCTTACGTCCGATGTTGTTGATCTTGAGGGCCTGGCAGCCGCTGACGACGGGCTCGGTGCCTTCGCCCTCGCCGCCGCCGCTGACCTCGAAGCCGACGTAGCCGCGACCGTTGCCGCCGTCGATGATGTCGAACCCGCCGTCGAACACACTGCCGTGATTGTGTTCAACGTCCATGTCGAGCACGATGCAATGGGTGTAGGTGTCCCATTGCAGATAGGTGCCGCAGGACTCGATGCAGGCGTAGATGATGATGTTGCCGTGGGCGTACCCTTGGGCCGATATGGCGACGCCCCGGTTACAGTAGACCGTTGCCGTCCTGGTCACAACGCAATGCTCGGTGATGATGAGCCCGGTGTAGTAGCCCTCACAGGACCAGCTGTAGATGTTGCACAACGCGTTATTGCCCTGGCTCGGCGGGCGCAGACCGATGGCCCAGTTGTGCGTCGGGAAGATGGTGCCGACACCGCCCGTGCCGAGAGTCCGGGCGTCGCAGAACGCACCGGCTGACCGGACGGTCAGCTGGGCCAGGCCCTGGAAGTCGAACGCCGTCATCGTCGGATTCGTGGTGGAGCTGCACACTGAGATGCCATCCAGAATCAGATGCATGTTCGAGAACAGGAACGTCGAGTCGTTGGAGTTGCCGTAGCCCTGTTCGGACGTGGGACCACCGAGCACCGATGGCGTGCCGTAGGTGCCGCTGTAGGCCCCGGTGATCGTGCTGTAAAGGCAGGCCCCCGACGCCGTCTGGCCGACGGTCTGAGTCCAGAGCGGCAGCGAGTCACCACCGCCCAGACCGCAGCGCATGACCAACGTGAACTTCTCACCCGTCGGGCTGATGACGGGCAGCGGAACCTGGGCGTTGCCCTTGTACAGCGTCCCTCCTTGCGTCAGGGCGCCCGACAAGACGTACTTTCCGGCCGGGAAATACAATTCCGCGTAGTTGCTCCCGTTGGCGATGGCCCCACTAACGGCGTTGGCGATGCACGTCTTCAGCGCCGCCGTGCAGTCGCTGACTCCGTCGGTCGGAACGCCCTGGCGGGTCACGTCGATGGCTGCGGTGGCGCCCGCCGCCGCTTCAACTTGGGCGATGGCCGCAGTCGACAGCGTGCCGTTCGCCCCGACCAGGCTCACTTCCAAGAAGTTGTTCAGGGCGTTGCCCCAGATGTCACCGGAGCCGGGAGGGGATGGGATGGCTGGGCTCATGCTGCGACTCCGATCGCCAGAGCCCGGCGCATGACCGGGCGCGGCTCCATCTTCGACGTGCCCTTTTCGAGGTAGCTGCTGTAGTTGGCCCCGGCGGTGACCCGCTTGGAGACCCCCGACGGGCTGATGTAGGTGGAGTGGTGGAGCTGGGCCATCCAGTTGCCGGTGTCGCTGTGCGGCGGCGCTCCAGGGGCTGAGGCTTCGTGCGGGGGCCGGTGGCCGTAGGGGTGGACGCGGCCGAGGTGGTCGGTGAAGAACCACGTCGTATAGACGCGCCCGCCGCCCGACGTGATGACCAGGGCCTTGGCTGCGCTCTCGACCGCGATGGCCTTGGACTCCATGATCCGGTCGATGGTGCCGCCGATCTCGCTGAAGAACTCGTGGATCGCCGTTGTGTCGATCTCGACGTTGTCCACTAGGTCACCGCCGTCTTCAGCCGCAGCGCCCCCTGGACGTGCGGGATGAGGGCGTAGACCGTCGTCGTGTTGAGCAGCATCCAGACATCGCCCGTCATCTCATCGGTGATCTGGTCCTCGGCCACGATGTCGGTGCCGGGGTCGACGTAGAGGCTGGCGTTGCTGGTGGTGTTCAGGCTGGCGATGAGGGAGGTCTGGTCACCGGGCACGGTGATGACGGCCCGCACGCCGCTGGCGACCGTTGAGAGCGCTCTGGGCGTGTCGCTGGGGTCCACGTCGACCGCGCTCGCCAGGCGTCCGATGGTGACCGTCGTCGTGGAGAAGGGGAGCATCAGATCTGCCAGCCCCCGACGTTCGCCCGTCGGAGCGAAGCGACTTCCTCGGCCATGCCCGCGTCGTAGAGCATCATGGCGTTCAGCCCGGCGCCGCTGATGGAGATTCCTCCGATGCTCATCGACGTGACGCCGCCGATGCCGCCCGTGGTAGCGAACTGGGGCTGGGAGCCGTACCGCACCATCTTCGCCAGGCAGCGCTTGAACGTCCACACATCGCCGCGGCTGTTCTGGCTCTGATCGTCCCAGCCGCCCCAGTAGGTGATCTGGATCTGGGCGGGCACGACAGCGCCGAAGAGGAACTGCTGATCCCAGAAGCCCCACGGCCCGACCATGACACCGATGCCCTGGATGGCACAGCCCGCCTGGAGCACGTCCTTGCCGCCCGCGGCGACTGGGTTCCACAGGCTGGAGCCGCTGGAGCCGTTGATCTGCTTGGTGGCGTCGATGGGCGTGGCCGACGGGTAGACGAAGCCGTTGTTGTAGAGCTTCAGGATCTCGGTGTACTGGCCGTAGCGCCAGGTCGCCTCGCACTCGATCGCCAGGATCAGCTCAACCTGGGGGAGCAGGAAGTCGAGCTGCGCCTGGTCCAGCGTCTGGTCGCCCGTCAGCATCTGGTACTCGGACAGGGACAGGAATGCGTCGGTGAAGCCGGTGCCGTCGGCGGGCTGGCTGGGGAAACTCACCGCTTCCGCCGCTTCGGCTTGTCCGGTTCGGGGTGCATCCGCCGGTCGTACTCTTCGGCGTCGATCAGCTGCGTCAGCTTCTCCACCGGGACCATCGAGCCCGCCGGGTAGGCGAGCTGGAGGCTGTCGGGCCAGTAGAGGTGGGAGGCGGCGGGAGCCTTGGTCCGGGTGTCCCTTGAGCCGGGCGCAGGATGCGGCCAGGAGGCGAGAGAGATCACATTGCGGTCATCCCACCCGACCGGGCGCCCAACGTCGTCAGGGGCCATTCCGGGGCCTCTCAGGGGATCGGGAGGGGGGGGGCCAGTGAAGTGCAGGATGATCGCGTCGTCGGCCATCGCTGGTCACCCTACGCGGAGGGACCCCCACCCGAAGGTGAGGGTCCGACCGCGCGGTTTGTGCTGGAGGCGGGAGCGTCCAGCCCCCGAAGATTACTGGGTGACCGTGTTGCAGAAGAGGTCGGGGCGGAACCACATGATGCCCACCCGCTCCTCACACACGATGAGGGTCTGGTTCGCCTCTGCGTACCGCTCCTGGTACACCTGCGTCGAGACCATCATCCGGTCAAGGATCATCCCGCCGTTCTGGAAGTCGCCCACCAGGCAGTGACCCGCGGCGTAGACGCGCGAGCGGTAGGTGGGAAGGCCCCAGACGGTGAGCGGGATGGCGTTGAACGGCGTCCCAGCGTCGAATCCACCGGTGGTCGGTGCCCGCTTGGAGAACATCCGCCAGGCGTCGGCCGGGTTGAAGATGACGGCGTTGGGCGCCCCGTCCTGGCCTTCGATCTGAGCGATGGCCTGCGCGATGGTCTGGGCCGTGTCCGTTCCAACCGCCGCTTGGCTCAACAGACCGGGGACGTTCAGGATTCCCTGGAGGTCGGGCCACGTTCCGGTGCCAGAGAGGAACTGCTGGTCCTCCTTCAGGCGGATCAGATACGGGAGCCTTTGGTTCACATACGCCATGACGGCGGGACCGTCTTGGAACATCTGCTTGGAGACCACCAGCGTGGCCGCGATCACCGTCGGCTGTGCGTTCTGCGGGCTGAAGGAGAGCGGGGACACCGGCTTGTTGGCCGCTTCCGCCACGGTCCCGGCGCCACCCGTTGTCTCCAGCGAGACCGGGTTCAGCTCACGCACATAGGGGACCGACGCCAGCGTGGTGTTCATGGTCGGGAGCAGGTCCCGCATGAACAGGCGCGCCTGGCGCGGCGTGGGCGGAATTGGCTGGCCGACGGGGTTCAATCCGACGGTGCCGCTGCCCTGGTCAGTCATCGGGCCGCTCGGACCCCAGACGTTGATGGACGACACCCGCTGTCCGGGCATCGGGAGCAGCTCGGCGATGGTGCGGCCTTGGGGGAAGTCGAAGGATCGGGCACCGTGGTCCTTCGACCCGATCCCGGCCAAACCGCCATCGAACCAGCCCTTCATGTCCTCGTCGCGGAACAGCAGCTCACCGAAGCCCTCGCGCTGGTGCTCGTCCCCGGCCATGTCCGCCGTGGCGGCGACGCGGGCGTTACGGGCCGTGCGCTCTTCGTCCCAGCCGTGGATGGAGATCAGGCTGTCGAGCAGTTCGACCTCGTTGGACAGCGACCGCAGGCGGTCAGGGTCAGTCTGCTCCGCTTCGGAGAGGTCGTTCAGCTCACCGCGCAGCTCTTCGCCGCGGCCGTACAGCTCCTCCAGGTTCAGATTCCGGGTCTTGGTGGACATGCATCACCTCGCGATTGTCGTGTGGGTTCATGTGCGACCCATCGAGCAATCGGCCCGGTGCTGTCTTCGGTGATGGTAGATCGGCGCTCAGAGCGCGCGCTTGATCCCCTCGGCCAGGGTGATGAACCGCCAGGCGTCGGCGGGGTAGTAGCTGGAGATAGCGACGCCTCCAGCGCCCCAGCTGGTGACGGGCAGGCTCATGAGGCGGCGCCCCAGGTCCGACCCGTTGACCCGGAAGGCCACGCCGTCGGGCTTCGAGACCACGCAGGCGATCTGCGGCTCGTAGTCGGCAGCCGCGGCCACCATCCGGGCCAGCTGGATCATCGTGGTGGGCACGCCCGTCCCGATGTTGATCGGGCCGTCCAGGTTCTTGCCGACAGCGGCCAGGGCGAGAGTCACGATGTCATCGACGTGGACGAAGTCGCGAACCTGGCGACCCGATCCCCACACCAAGAGCGGATCCTGGTGAGCCGTGGCCCGGTCCACGATGGCCGGGAACGGATAGTCGGCCGACTGGTCGGTGCCGTAGCCCGTGAACGGGCGCACAACCGTGACCGGCACGCCGTGCGTCCTGGCGGTCTCTGCGTGCATCTCGCCCAGCACCTTCGTCCATCCATACAGCCCGTCGGCGTTGCGGGCCGTAGCGGGCCACAGATCGGCCTCTGAGAGCTTCCTGGGCTCGGTCTGGAGGTCAACCGGGTAGGCGGCGGACGAACTCAGGTACAGGACCCGCTCCTGGTGGGTAACGATGGCCCACTCGAACATCTGGCGGTCGATGTCCAGGTTCTCGGCCACCAGCATCGGGTTGGCCTCCCGCCGGGCGCGGTCGGGGATCACGGCGGCGCAGTGGACGACGAGATCGTAACTCGTCTGCATCTCGTGGAAGTAATCCCGGCAGTCGATGGCGTACTCGCCCGCTTCGGGATGGCGCACGTCGATCCCGATCACGTCCCAGTCCCGCTCCTTCAGGGCCGCGGTGAAGTGCGACCCGAGGAATCCAGCAGATCCGGTGACGAGGGCCTTCACGGGACCGGCTGGGCAGGCATTGGGTAGGGGAGCTTGTCGTAGAGCACGACATAGCCCTGGGGCGTCGTGACCCGCACGACGGGGGTGTAGTCGCCGTGGGCGACGATCTCCGCTTTGGCGTAGCCCCGCACGATGAGCACCCGCGCCCCGGTGTGCGAGTAAATCTCCCAGTCCGGGGAAGTGACGGGATCGAGGATGGCGACGCACGCCGGGCCGTGGATCACCGGGCCACCCAATGTGCAGGCAACGGGGACCTGGGCCGAGATCGCTCTCAGCGTGCGCGAGTTATGCCCGGAGCAGGTAAAGGGGATGCCGGGATCGCTGGTGGCCCGGAAGAGGGCGGTGACGGTATGGGCGTCCTGGTCGATGCAGGCCACGGCCTGGCAGCCCCGGTTCGCCAGCGCCACGTTCATCAGCCAGCGCTTCGCCTCGAAAGCCGATCCCATCTGCGACTCGAAGGGCTCGGCGGTCTCGGACTCCTCATCGGGATAGAGCCGCATGTCATGACCGCGCTCTTCGATGGCCGGGATGGCGTCGGGGTAGTGCTGGCCGATGCAGTCCTTGCGGACCAGGGTCTGGTAGCCCAAGTGCTCGGCGTCGTATTGCAGGCAGGGATCGTCGCTCATGCCCAGCTCGGTGTCGTAGCGCCAGTGCAGCCGCTTCAGGAGATCCCGGTTGAGCATCACGAAGGCGGCGGTCGCCATGTGGGACTGGACGGGGAAGTCGAAGGCCAGCTTGGACGCCGGGTGGTGGGTGACCCACGGGCCGCTCAGGCAGTAGGTGGTGACCTCGCCGCCGACGATGGGCCAGTCCACCTCCAGCAGCTTCACGATGGCGTCACCCGGTGGCTCGCAGTCCGCCGCCATGAAGAGCATGTGGGTGGCCCCGCTGTCGACGGCGTAGTCGGAGCAGAGGTTCTGGCCCATGGTGATGCGGCGCAGGCGGTTCGAGGTCTTGATCTCGGTGACCCCATCATCGAAGCGAAACTTCCAGAACTCGTCCAGTTTCGGAAGGATCGGGTCGAAGATCCCCGGACCGCGGCCGTCGTACTCCAGGGCGGCGAAGTAGCGAACCTCGGTGGGCGTCTGCTGGCGGATCTCGTCCTGGGTCCGCAGCCAGGCTTCGTAGCTGTCGGGCTGATCCATCACATATGCGGGCAGGGTGCTACAGACGCAGATCAAGACCGCGCTCCCTTCAGCCAGGCGTTCAGCCAGCGCTCGGCGTGCTGCTCGTAAGTCAGAGATTCCATGATGGCACGGCCCTGCTCGGACATCTCGTTCCGCCGTGCTTCGTCGCTCATCAGACCGTCCAGCTCCTTCAGCCAGCGCGCCGGGTCCTTCGCCAGGCGCCCGATCCCCATGGCGTGCAGCCGCTTGTTGTCGGGGATCGGGGACATCACCACCGGGATCCCGAGTGATGCGAATTCCATCGCCTTCAGGCAGGACTTGGACTCGTTGAACTCGTTGAGCTGGAGTGGGACGATGCCCAGCGCGAACCGGGCCATCTTGTAGGCGTACTGGACGAACGGGATCCAGCCCCCCGTGGTCGACGGCGCGGTGGGCAGCTTCAGTGCTTCCTTCACGCCCTGGCCGTCGCCGATCACGCTGAAGCGCCAGTCCGGGTGGCGTTCGAGCGCCCACGACACCGCGCCGCCCGTAGCCTGGAGGTCTTCGGGGTGGGTGCGCAGCGTGCCCGTCCAGCCCATCGTGGTCGGCTCTCGGCGGCTGGCGATCTTGAGGTAGTGCTCAGGCACCAGATTCGGCAGCAGAACGCCGTGGCCGAAGCCGTAGGCGTCGTAGAGGGCGGGCGTGCTGGTGGTCACCAGATCGGCCCGCTTGCACGCCTCGGTGATCCACCGGTAGTTGTTGACCCCGCTCTTGCGGTAGTAGTCGTGGGCCACGTTCTTCATCTGGATGCGGTCGAAGCGGTCGTCCACGTCGACCACCGTGCGGATCCCCTGGCGCTGATAAAAGGGGATGACCTGGGCGATCATCTTCTGGGACGGGCGCTGGAAGACCACGACATCGGTCTCCAGGGCCGTCGAGAGCAGCCCCAGCAGGCGGACGTAGTCGGGGGCGAACGGCCGCTGTTCGGTCGGCTCCCATCTCTGGGACCAGAAACACTTCGGGCCGTCGTTGTCGATGACGACATCGGCGCCCTGATCGATCAGGCAGCCGCCCGGAATCCGCAGCCGGTACTGACTGACGCCATCGTTGTCACCGCCCGCCGGGAAGAGGGTGACTCGGGCCATCGCCCGACGTTAGGACCGGCGACCCCGCCTTGCCAGCATCCGTTCGGTGCGCTCTTGCAGCTCGCTGACGGTGGGATCGTCGCGTCGGGCCAGGTCCAGCACGCTCGGTGTCGGTTTCAATCCGACTTTCCCCGCTGCGCTCATCAGCGTCTTGGCCGCTGACCGCAGATCGTCGTCGGAGGACCCCTTGACGTGGCCGATCATCTTCATGGCGCTGTCGACGCCGTCCTTGTTGATGCTGCCATCGGGATTCTTGTACGGCAGCTTCTCGTCGCCCGGCAGGGCACAGGCGGCGGCGTAGTCCTTGTAGTCACCCTTGACCGGATTCCACCGCAGCTGGAGCGCCTGCTCGGCTGTCGGGATGTCGAGCCCGATCGCTTCGGCGGCGACGGTGGACGCCTCCGCCCCGGCCCGGTAGAGCGCCAGGGCCTGGACAACCTCGTCGGGCAGCCCGTCCACGGTGACCCCGTCCAGGTAGATCTCGGCAGCGCGACAGGCCAGGGCGGCGTTCTCGACGGCGCTGGAGATCCCCTTCTCCTCGCGCTGGAGGTACGCCTGCATCTCGTCGTCGTCGGTCGCTAGCACGATGGACATAGCCGACACCCGCTCGGCCAGCTCGGGATCGTTCTCCAGCAGGGACGTGCGGATCTCGTCGGCCGTCGGCGGCGTGAAGACGCGGCCACCATCGGATGTGGCCGTGATGTGACCGGCCGCGGCACGGGACTGGAGCATGGCGTTGCCCACTTCCCGGTCGATCGTGCCATCCCGCATCGCTTCCACGATCTCGGCGTCGTCCAGCTCCATGACAGCTTCCTCTCTGATGCTCACGGCCCCGGCGTCGGGGATGGATCCGAACGTCACGGGCGAGACCTCGCGCATCCGGGCCTTCACGAAGCGCTTGGCCCCCCGGACGTTCGGGTGGGGGATCGACTTCTCGTTGTCGAAACCGAAGCTGGCTGCCTTCAAGGTGCCGTCGGTGTACTGGCTCCAGGCCCGCCGGGCGTTCGGGACATCGTCCAGGTTGGCGAAGCGCGTCACGACCTCGTTCACCTTCGGCAGGACTTGGGCGCGGATTCCGACTCCGATCGGATCCTGCACGTTGTGCATCCACACCATGACCGGGAGCTGTTCAGCGAAGGAGCGCTCGAAGCAAGTGCGGGCGAAGTCGGTCTTGTGGGTGTCGATCCGTTCGTGCGGGAAGTGGAAGACGACTTCGTGGTTGCCGCTGTCGGCGTCCGATCCCGCTACATCGTGGATCTCACCGATGGAGTCCCTGGTCTGCATTACGCGCCAGTCTGCCTGGGGGTCAGTCGCCTTTGGCTGATACCGGCGGCTCCATCCCGTGGGGTGGCAGCTCAGAGCCGGGATCGAAGTCGTCGGGGAACCACCAGGGCAGCCCGTTGGGCTTCACACCCCGGTCGCTCGGCGCAGGCATCCCCTCTTCGTCATTCGGCTCATCGGGCGGATCGGGCATAGAAGCCTCCTGCATCCTGCTTGACGTAGACGTGGGTCATCCCGCCCACCTTCTCGATCTTCTGGATCACGAACCGGCCTCCGGTGACGGTCTCGATCTCATGGGGAGAATTGCTGAAGTTCCCGATGTCCAGCGTAACGGTGCCCGATGGGGCGTGGAATACGGTATCGCCACCCCAGCCGAGATCGGGGTTGGTCGTCCAGCTGTCGACCGGCATGTCGATGGTGTCGCCCGGTCCCTTCGGGGTGCCGTCAGGCCGGAAGAACATGTGCTGGTACCAGTCCTGGCCTGGCTTGCTCTGGATGAAACGGTGGACAGAACTCTTGTTCGGAATCGCCTTGGTCGATACGGCGTTGATGAACGCCCGTGCCTGCACGGCGCCGCTGCTCATGTTCGTGCCCTTCGACTGTTGCCGCCAGATCCGGCTCAGCTCGTTGACGAAGTCGTTACTGGACTTGTGGCGGTAGTAGGTCGTGAACTGCTTGATCCCGGCCAGCTCTTCGGCGTTGAACTTGTGCTTGACCTGGAGCGCGTTGGTGTTGGCGACGAACCCCGCGGCGCCCGGCTTGATCCCGGTGGTCGGCGTGTGCTTCTCCAGCGAACTCGGGCTGACCTTGACCGTGGAAATGATGCTCTTGGAACTGGACTTGGCGAAGTTGTTCTGGTCGTTGAAGTCCACCGCCGCGCGCTTGGCGCCCTGCGCCAGACCAGCGTGAGCGGCATTCCCCATGATGTCGGTGGTCTCCAGCGTCTGCGCCTTGGAGATATGGGCTTCGGCCATCGCCTGCACGTCGGGCGCTGATGCCTGATTCGTGAGCATCAGATGCATGGCCTCGTCGTAGCCCTGGCCGATGTGCTCGTTATACGCCTGCTTGGACTCCTCGGTCGCCCCGGCTGGCGTCTTGCCGTGCGGGTTCGATTCGATGCCGCCGATTACCTTGACCGTCCCGGCGTCCCCGAGGTGCGGGATCGACTCGTTGTACTTGCCGTTGGCGAACTCGGTGAGGAACGCCGCCTTGGTCTGCATGAACGCCTGGTCGGCGGCGCTCAGGTTCTGGACCTTCGCCTGGTCCTCGTATGCCTGCTCGAACCCGTTCTTGAGACCCAGCTCATGAGATTCCCCGGTCGTGTCGACCGGCGACGCCATGTACGCCTCATGCTGGGTGCTGATCTTCGTCGCCAGCTCGTCCAAGGTCATCTTCGCCCCGGTGGCCTTGCCGTTCTGGTAGGCCGTGATGTAGGCGGTCTGGTCGTGGCTCGGCAACTCGAAGGCCGGATCCTGCTTCAGCGCTTCCCAGCCCTTCGGCAGGTTCTTGTCGATCTTGACCTCGGCGTAGGTCGGCTGGGACTTGGACGCCTGCGGATCCCACGCCCCCGCCACGGGCTTCACAATGCCCGGTAGGCCCTGGACGTAGGGATCGGAGGATGTCACCCCGCTGTAGTCGTAGGCGGGCACCATGGGGATCGGGACACCCACTGCTTCGGCCGCCGCGACGGTCTCGGGCTTGGGCGTCACCATCTTCGGCTCAGTGGGGAGCACCTTTGCCGCCGCTGCGTACCCGTGGGCCGTGCCGTAATACTGCGCCTTCATGGCCGGGGTCTCAGCCGTCTTCGCCTTCTTGTAGCCCTGGTTCGACGCCGCCGCCTTGATGTTCTGCTTCGTCTTGCCCGCCGCGTGCATCTCCTGGCCCTGCTTGAACGCCGCTTCGTGGGCAATGAGGTAGGCGCCGCTGTTCTCAGCGAACTCCGCGGGCACCTTGGGCGCTTCGTAGTGGAACGTGGGCGTTGACGGGATCGGCGTCATAGTGACGACGTTGGACGCGGACGGTGTCACTCCCAGCTGCTTCTGCATGGTCTGGACGCCCTCGGCCCAGCCGTGGCTCTTTCCGAGAGCGAACGCCGCGGCGTAGGGCTTGACCTCGGTCGCGGCGTGTTCCTCGAACTGATGGTGGTGATGTTCGACCAGATCCTGCAAGTCGGCCAGGGTCGCCGCGTCGGCTGTCAACGAGGACACGGTCTCCAGGGCCTGCGCTTTGCCCTTGTCGTAGTTCTGTTGGATCTCGGTCAGGGAGAATCCGGGGCCTTCGGCAGCCGCCTTGAGGTCGGACAGCTCGCGCCCACCCGTCGATGGCCCACTGGGCGTCGCCTTGCCGGATGCTTTGTCGGCGACGAGGTGCATCTGATCGGCGGTGCCCATCAGCTCCGCCGCCTTGGCGTGATTCCCGGCGGCAAACTCGGACTCGGCCGACTTCATGATCGTGTTGGCGAGGTTGTGGACGTTCTCGGAGTTGATCTCCATGGTGGGCGGGGCGACGTTGGACTTGCCCTGCGCGTAGTCCTCGGGGAACTGGTTTGGCAGTTCGACCATCGACGGGCTCGTAAAGCTGGAAGAACCGCTCGGCGCTGGTCCCATCCCTTCGGCCACCTTCTTGAACAGCGCCGTGTTCGCCGCGTCGGCTGATCCCATGGAGAACGCCGCGCCCTGGTAGTCGCCGTCCTCGTAGTGGCCTTGGGCGGTCTCCAGGGATGCTTCCTTGGCGTTCGCCAGCTGCTGCTGGGTCTCGGTCCCGTCGATGATGCTGTTGATGTTGTACTGACCGTGCTTGAACTGGTCCTGGTAGGCCGGGTGCGTCGACAGGATCTGCTTGGCCTCGGCGTTGAACGCTCCGGGCATGGCGGGCTCGCCCGACAGCGCCGCGGGAGCGCCCTTCTTCTGTGCCGCCGCCGCCTTGTACCCCTCGGACTTGCCCAATGACCGCATAGCCATCCCCCAGTCGCCCTTCTGGTGGGCGCCCTGGGCTGTCTTGTACCACTGCTGACCGACTGATTCGGCCTCCTGCGAGCTGATCGTCGCCGCGTCCGCTTGGGCCGCATCGAATCCCCCGGCGAATACGGCGCTCTGGCCGGGGTAGTGCTCGCCCATGTTCTGAACGGTCAGCTCGGACTTCGGCCCGGACGGCGCTGACACCGAGACTTGCGCCGCTTCGTCGGCCTTCTGGAGGGCCATGAGATCGGCGACCTCGTGCAGCGCGGCGGCGTGGCCGTGCGCCTGCGCGGCCTGCTTGAACGACGACTCAGTACCGAGTGCCGCGTGCTGCTCGGCTTTCGCGGTCAGATCGTCGGCGACCATGTGCGTCCCTTCGGCGGTGTATGTGGCATTGACCATGCTCTCTGCCGCTAGTGATGGGTGGTCGATCTGAGCGACGTTGTGGTAGCCCGCCAGGTAGTCCTCGGGATACGCCTTGGCGAGGTACTCAGGTCCGGGCGGGCGACCGGGCATGGCGGGCGCTTCATGGGACGCCTTCTGCGCCGCCGCTTCGTCGGCCTGCTTCACTTCGACCTTCTGGGCCAGCTTGTGCAGAGCGTCGGCCTCACCGATCTTCACCGCCGCGTGAGCGTGCTGACCCGCCACGAATGCGTTGTGTGCGTTCTGCTCGGCATTCGTCGCCTGTTCGTGGATGAACTGAGGGGTGATCGCTGATCCTGGCAGCAGCTCGGTGTTCACCCCACCGAAACCCGTGGCGTACTCCTCGGGGAAGTGCTCCTTGATGTTGGTCATGGTGACCTCGGCCGCGGGCGGCGACACGCTGACCTTCTGGGCCTCACCGGAGGGGACGCCCGTCTTCCCGATCTCGTTGGCGACGGTGTAGTGCGCCTTCGCCTGACCGAAAAGCTTGGCGTGCTCGGCCAGATCACCGGATTCCTTGGCCTTCTTGGCGTTGGCGTAGAGCTTGGATCCGCGCGCCTTCACCTTCACCTTGATCTGGCCCGGTGTCAGACCGTTGGCGGCGTGGACCTCAGCCATCTTCTTCGCCGCGACCTGGCCCTCCAGGTGGCCCACTTTGAACTTCGTGTAGAGCCCACCACCTGCCTTGATGTAGGCCGACAGATCGGCGAGACCGACGGCGGCCGTACTGGGAACGGCGGCGGCGGGCGCAGGGACAGCCACAGTGGCCTCTGCGACGACGTGCGGGGGTTGCTTGGTCTCGACCTTCGGCGCTTCGACCTTGGGCGGGGTCGGCTCGCCCTTCAGCTTCGCCACGATGGCCGGGATCTGGGCCTGGCGCTCCTTCAGCACCGTCAGCCACGGGGCCGACACGCTCTCGGGGATGCCCGCTGCCTTCCAGCGCTCGGCCACCTTGTTGAGATCGAGCTTCGCCGCGGTCTCCAGGGACGCTGCCGCTGTCGGGTCGTTCATGGAGCCGTAGAACTTCTGGCCCTGCCCGCCGTTGCGGATGGACTCGACATCGGTCCACGCCTTGCCCGGAGCGAAGGACGGCTTGGCGACGCCCGATCCTCGGAACGCCATCGCCCCGCCCTGGTCGATGCGGATGACCTTGCTGCCGTCGTCGGAGAGGGTGAGGTTCGATCCGCTGGGCCAGTCCCCGGCGAAGTCGTAGTTGCTCGTCAGGGCGTCGATCCCGAATCCCTCACGCATGATCTGCTTGTGCATGTTGCTGTCGGGATTGACCGGGTTGATGTTGCCGACGGCGTGGCTGGCGACACCGTGGATGCCGCCTGCGTTGTCAGCCTTGACGATGGTGACGTTGGGCGCCAGCGTGTGCGGCAGCAGTCCGCTGTCCGACGCCTCGTGATACACCTCGTTCGCCGCCACTTCGCTGTAGGCGTGCTCGGCTGACTTGGATTCCTTGATGAGGTAGCGGTCGCCGCTGCCCTTGTGGGTGTACCAGTTGCCGGGGTTCGATCCCGGCGACTTGGCGCCCTTCTCGTACTCGGCGCTGCTGGCCGACGGGAGATGGGTCGGCGTGTGTTCGGTGACCGGTGTGACCTCATGGGCCTTGGTGCCGTAGTTCCCGGCCTTGCTGGCGAACTCATGGAGCTTCGCCTGTTCGGCCGCGTGGGTAGTCGCCTCGGCTTCCTTCTTGGCGTCGGCGTGGATGCTGGCCCCGTGCGCCTGGGCGGCGTACTGCATGGCCTTGTGCAGGTCCCCCGCCTTCTGGGCCTCCTGCGCTAGCTCGGCGAAATGGTGGGCCGCTTCGGCTGCCTGGTGATGGGTGGCGTCAGCCTTCTCCAGGTCTTTCTCGGCCTTGTCCGCTAGTTCCTGGTACGCCTTCGGCGAGATCGGGATCCATCCGTGTTTGAAGTCAAACCGCAGCTGGAGCATGTCCTCCAACCAGGCCCGCTTGCCCTGCTGCTTCTTCTTTTTGGCGAGCAGTTGCTCCCAGTTGAGGTTGGCGTCGGGGTTCGTGTCGGCCTTGTGCGATCCGGTCCACGTCGGCTTCGGCTTCGTCGGCTTGGATGTCGTGGCCTTCGGTGGCTTGGGCGGCTTCGGATGGCCCTGCTCGGGGCTCGGCGTGGCGACGGGGTTGTGGACGACAGGCTTGACTTCGGGCGCGCTCGGGAAGTTGTGCGGCTGCGGTGGGGTCGGCGTGCCGCCCTTGTTCAGCCGGTCCATCTCGGCCACGGCGGCGTCGAGCACGTTCAGATCCCGCTGCACGCCGCCGGGGATCGTCCCCTGCTGGATCCGGTCGCGCGCCTCCTTCGGCGTGAACCACCCGACGGCGTTGGTCTCGCCGTTGGCGATCACCTTGGTGTAGTCGGGCTTCGCCCCGGCGTCCTGGCTCAGGTAGAAGTAGTTCGCACTCGATGACCCGTAGCCCGGATGGTGCCCGCCTTCGTGGGCGACGCCCTTCTTGTCTGTCCACGGTGCCTCGTCGTAGGACCCGTCGGCGTGGTGCTGGTTGCCGTGCTTGTCGACGTAAGGCTCTTGGATGTGCGGCGTCTTGAAGGCGCCCTTGAGGTGGCTGACGATGCGGGGAACGCGCCCGGTCTCCTCCAGGGCCTCGCGCTGGGCCACGGCGACGTGGGACTCACCGGGATCGGGTCCGCCCTTGGCGAAGGTCCAGTGGTAGCCGAGGTAGTGGTTCTTCGGCTCGCGCAACAGAACGTGGGTGCCCTCCTTGTTGAAGATCACCGCTCCGTAGCGGGGGTTGTGGCCGATGGGCCATTCCCCTTCGGCGTGGAGATCCCGCCCGGCGTAGTGCTTGGAGCGGTCGGGATGGAGTCGCCCCTTCTTCTGGTACGGATGGAGCAGATTCCACTTGGCCCAATCGCGTTTCTCGAGAAACTCGGCCCGCTGGTTGGCGTGATGCTGGTAGGCGGCGTCGGCGATCTGGTTGAACTCGTCAGGCGTGAGCATCCCGGTGTTGCGGGCCTGCTCCACTTCGCCCCAGGTGCCGGGCTGGTAGTGCTCCACGGCTTCGATGTCGTTGTAGTCGGCGTCGGCCTGATCGAAGTAGTCGGGCTTGTCGTAGGTCCGGCTGCCCAGCGACTGGGCCAGCTCGTCCAGGCTGGTCTTGCCCGCCCGGTAGGCGTTGATCTGGTCGGTGATGTCGCTCTGCGGTGGAGTGCCGTCGTCGGCTCGGTGGGCCAGCTTCCTCGCGCTCCCGGTCTCGTTGATGAGCTTCCCGGCGTAGTTCTCGTTGTCGATGGTCAGCGTCTGGTCGAACCGGGGCTTCAACTCCTCGAACGCCGCCCGGTTCTTGGTCCGGTACTGCCCCGTCGGATCATTGCCCCCTGTGATGAGCCCTGAGGGCACGAACCGCCCGCCCAGCCCCTCTCCCTTCGCCAGGCGATTCTGACCGCCCCGGTGGCGCTGGGCCGCGTTCTTGGCGCTCTGGGCCGTCGAGACATCCACGAACGCCCCGGCGACGTGGTAGCCGCCCATCTGGGTCGCCGCGTGCAGCGGGTTGATCCGCTTGTCCCCCGACTTCACGCTGTTGAGGGTCACGTCCCAGATGACGTTCTTGCCTTGGGCCTGGGCGCGCTGGGCCAGATCCTCGGCCAGCTTCGACGCCTCTTCGTGGACGAACGGATTCGCCTCTAAGGGGCTGAGGGCGTCGATCTTCGGGATCATCCCCCGCTTCGCCATCTCGCCCTTGATGTCGTCGGGGTTGAGGATGAGGAAGTTCGACGGTTCGCCGACGCCGTGGCCCTTCTCGTCATAGCTGGCGTACTTGATGCCCAGCTTGTGGGCGACGCTGCCCCGGTGCTTGGCGTTCGTCCGCAGGATCGTGCTCTTCCCGGCGCCGCCGATTCCACCCATGACGATGGCCCGGCGGTCGTTCGGGACGTTCTTGGCCCGATCCTCCAGCTGCTTCAGGATCTCCTCTTGCTGGGCGCGCCGCGACGGGGTGTAGAGCCCCTCGACGCCGTTCACCTTGTCTTCGGAGATGTGGGTGCTGAACGGGGAGCGCAGGAGATCCTCGGTGCCGTGGCGGGTCAGCTCGAAGTCGACGTGCTTGCGGTGCTGGGCGTACTCGGCGTCGGTCATGTCCCGCTTGGCCGTGAAGACCTTGCCGTGGTCCATGGCGTCGGCCTTGGCGTGGAACCCGGCGATCAGATCCTTGTCCCCGAAGGATCCGGCCTTGTCCCCGAAGCTGGGCCTGGTCGGCTTGCTGACGCTGACGCTGGCGCCTTTGCCCGGCCGACGGCCCTTCTTCTGATAGGGGTGCTCCAGATTCCACTTGGCCCAGTCCCTGGACGACAGGGTGACCGTCACGTCACTCCCCGCCAGCAACTACCGCGTCACCGACCGCCTGCGCCGCTTCGTAGGTGGCGCCCGCCTTCAGCGCGGCGAGATGAGCCGCGTTCGCCTGGGTCGCCATCTCGATGATCTTCGTGCTGACGCCCGGCGGCATGTAGGCAACCCCGCACCTACAGCCAATCGTCAAGTTCGCCGGGGCGCTGGGTTCGCCGGGGTGCATCATCGGGACCGGCGGGTCGGTCGGTGGTCCGACGGTGAACGGCATGTTGACGGCGCGCTCCTGGCGGTCGACTTCGACATGGCTCGGACGGGTCCGCTGGTCGTGGTGGGACAACCACACCTTCGAGCCGACAACGTCGGGAGGCAACGTGCTGGCGTAGGCGTAGGCGGCACCGTTGAGCCCGCTGATCGCCTCGGTCTGGGCGATGGTGCGGGCCCGCGTCCGGGCCATGCCGAAGACGTTCTGGATCGCCGTCGCTAGCTTCTCCCGGCTGTCGCCCGCCACGACGCCCTTCGCTAGCGCCTGCTGGATCTGGTCGTAGATGGTGGCGGTGATCTGGGGACTGGTCTGGTTGGCCCGGCTGGTGATGTAGTCCTTCGCCGCCGCGATGGAGTTGTTCACCTCGATGGTCGGGTGGCCCAGCTGGCCGTGGACCGTGGTCGCCGCCAACCCGGCTGCGGCGCTGTAGCTCGGCGTGAGGGCCACGGCGGTCTGTCCGGTCCAGTGCCCCTGGTCGTAGATCGCAGCGGCTGAGGGAGGGATCTGGGCGGCTCCTGAAGCATCCGGGGGTGGTGGAGCAGCCCGGCGTCGCATCTGGGCGCCCCGCTTGCCGTTGAAGCGGGCCAAGGTCTCGCGCTCCTGGCGGGTGAACAGATCGGTGAGGGTCTGCTCCATCGGCCCGGCGACAGCGTCCACGTTCGCCAGGTGTGCCGTGCTGGCGCCCAGCAGGTGCTTGACGCTGGTGAACTTGCTGGCGCGGAGCTTCGTGTCCGGGTTCGTGTGGAATCCGCTCTTGGCCTGGAGCGCCGCCCGGTGGATCTCGGCTGTGATCGGCTGGCCGCAGGCGTCGCAGTGATCGAGGTCGCTGCCCTGGAACAGATGCGGCTTCTTGGGCTTCGACAACGAACCGGGCTCGCCGATCTTCGGCAGCAGGGCCTGGATGCCGGGATCGGACTCGGTGACGCCCATGTCCTGGCGCTTCGACCCGTGGGACGCCTTGGCCTTGGCCTCGAACTCCGCGACGGCCGCGGCATATTTGGCTGCGGTGTCGGCGTGGACGCGCCCGCCGCCCGGATTGCGCCCGCTGGCGAAGATCTTGGCGATGGCGACGGCGTTGGCGATGGCGCTGGACTCGTCGTGGCCCTTCCTGACCATGGCGTGGGCCACGTCGCGGATGGGGAGCGGCAGACCGCCCGCCTTGGTGACCCAGTTCTTGCCCTTCCCGAAGGAGCTGTAGTCGTGGCGCTCCTCGGAACGCACGTCGATGGCCTGGCTGCGTCGGATCAGCTCACGCGCCAGCTGGACGCCCGGCAGCTCGGAGCGCGCCCCGCCCGCGGCAGCCGGGGTGGACGCCCCGATGTGGCTGGACTCGATGCCGACGCCCACGGTGCTGGTATCGGCGGGGCTCGTTCCCTTGCCCACGGTGGCGGTGTCGATGGCCGCGGCTCCGGGTTGCAGGCCCAGCAGGGCACCGATCTCCTGGGGGTTCTCGATCCCGTACTCGATGAGGTCGGCCACCGTCGGCGGCGTGATCGGGTTGGCCGGGCGCAGGGCGGCGACCTCGGACAGGTCGAACCAGCCGACTTCCCGGCCCAGCGTCGGGGCCAGGATCGTGTTGATCTGGCTCTCCAGCTCACGAATGAGAGGGAGCAGGGTGATGGTCCAGAAATTCCTGAACTCGCTGTCGGCGTTGGCGTAGGTGCGCTGGCTGGCGTTGCCGATCAGAGACATCGGGACACCGAGGGCGATGGTGATGTCGATCTTGGCCTGCTGGTTGATCTCGACCGTCTTGCCGTCGACCGCGTTCACGGCGAGCGGGGTGACCTGGATGGCGTCGCTGATCTTCGCCCCGGCGGGCACGTCGGCCTCGGTGAAGATCGTCCGGCCTGCGTTGTTGACGCCCGTGAAGAGCTGGAGGAACTGCTCCTCCCAGGCCCGCTTCTGGTCGGCGTCGGCGAATCTGGGATGGGTGACCATCGTCGCCCCGACCATGCCCCGCTTGATGAGGTTGGCCTGGTAGCGGTCCAGGCTGACTTGCACGTCCACGATGTCCATGGCCGCTTGCAGGACGCTGATCGGCTGGCGCCAGTCCTCGGGTGAGGGGCGCCAGAAATAGGCGATCTGGTCGTTGCGGTAGCTCAGGTCGCCCTGCGGCGTGCGGTAGATGAAGCCGTCGAACCACTCCTGGGATCCGGCCCCGGTCGGCTTGGGCAGCAGGGCCTTGGACACCAGCGGCCACAGGCTGACGATCTCGCTCGTCCGGTTGCCCGTCCGCTGGGTCTCCATCGCCATGCGCCCGTTCACGACGTACTGGATGATCTGCCAGCGCCAGAACGTGGCCGAGTCGGTGGTCGGGTTGGGGCCGCCCGGCGCCTGCGGTGTCGTCGGCCCCAGCAGCGTCGCCAGTTTGCAGAGCGGATCGGTCTGGCCCGGCATGGTGGGATCCATCCCGGCTCGGAACGGCAGCCCGGCGATGACGCTGGCGATGGTGTCGACGCAGCGCATGACGTAGATCGACCGCTTGTACGCCTGCATGGTCTCGCCGTTGAGACCGAGATCGAAGTAGAGCGGCTGACCAGGCGCTGTAAAGGCGAGGGGTTGGGTCGACGCCAGGGCCTTGGATCCGCCGCTCCCCGCTGGCTTCAGATTCCCGATAGCCGCCTTGATGGCTCGGGTCTGGAGATCGCTCGCCACCGCTACTCGGAGCGCAGCTCGGCCACCTTGGTACCGAGAGTGGCGATCTCGTCCTCGGTCATGGCAGCCATGGTGGTCGGCAGGTCACGCATGGCCTCAAGGTAACCCTCATCATGGGCCTTCTTGCTTGATCCCCGACTGGACCAGAGGGCCAGCCCGCCGCCCGCCAATGCGGTCAGCACGCAGGACAGGACCCATGCCGCCGCGGTCATCCGTACTTCTCCCCGAAGACGCCCGATCTCGACGCCAGTCGGCCGGGCACGACGCGATCGGCCTTCGGCGGGTGCTTGGGCCGGGCGGATTCCCTCAGCTCACCGCAGATGAAGTCGTAGCGCTCACGGTCGAAGGCCAGTTGCACGTCCAGTTCGTGCTTCGCCATCCGCAGTGCGTCATCCAGGGGCTGGCGGGTCAGGTAGCGGAAGAACTCCTCCATGACGCCATAGTGGCGCATTAGCTTCTTGCGCTCAGTCGGGCTGTGGAGGGCCACCGAGTACCTCTTCGATGAAGGCGTCCCACTTCTGGTCGTAGATGGCGTTCAGGCGCCGGGCGATGTAGTCGACTAACGACTGATCGCCCAGCCCCGCGGGGGCGGGCCGGGGTCCCACATCACCATCATCACGGCATCGCCTTCGTCGGGGCTTCGGCCCAGCCGCCTCACTAGCTCGTCCTTGCTCTCCACCACGATCTGGCCCTTGCTGTTGACCGACCATGTGGGCTCCGTGAGATCGCCTGTCAGCTGATCGCTGGGCGGCAAGGCTAGCTGTGGGTCGTACTGGGGATCCAGAAGCTCACGCAGGTGCCACCACGCCGCGCTGCGGACGTTGACGAACCCCAGCTCCCCGGAGCGGTCCCGCTTCTCGGACTTGGCCCCGGCGTGGAAGGCGATCACCCGGTAGTCGCCCATGTCTTCGGCCACGTTGTCGTAGACGCCCGCACCCAGCCCGTCGGTGTCGATCATGGCGTGGGAGCCGATGTTCGACTCCAGCAGGCCCACGACGATCCCTGAGGTGAACGTCAGCGCCTTGTGCTCGTAGCTACGGATCTCGGTGATGACGTGGTCGTAGCGCAGCGCCAGCGCCGTCTTGTCGTCGCCCTGGCGGGCCACGTCCACGCCGATGAGGGTGAGCGGGCGCATCTCGTCCATCCGGCCTGAGTCCTGGTGATCCAGCCAGCGCTCGTTGGACGCTTCGACCCAGGACAGCGGGATGACGCCGTTCGTCTTCTCCTCGGCGAACTCGCCCAGCACCCGGTTCTTGTAGACAGCTGATTCCTCGCCCCACTGGCGCTTGCGCCGGTCGGCCCACTCCTGGGTCATCTGCCCCGCCGCGATCGCTTCGTCGCGAGTGACGTGGATCGGATGCCAGTCCTCGAAGCCCGCCGCCCGGCGGTCGATGGCGAACATGCGACCGACCGGAGCACCGGGCGTGGACTTCAGCAGGGCGAACGCCTTGGTGGCTCCGATGATGTGGGTGACGCTGGCGTTGGAGAATGCGCCTTCGGCGGCGTCGAAGGTGGCGTCGGCGATGGCCTTGCCCTCATCGAAGCAGTACATGATCTCCTGGCCGTGGGCGCCCTCGATCATGGCTGGGTCATCGCTGGCGACCGGGAACATGCTGCCGTACTCCAGATTCAGGCCCATCTTCAGATGCTCCTGGCGGGTGTACGGCTCGCGGCCCAGGCGGTCCCAGCGCAGGCGACGGATCCAGATCCCGATCTCGGGCCACAGGTAGTGCTGGAGCTGGCGCCACCCGCCCGCCGTGGTAATGCACTTCCAGTCGATCTCCAGGGCGTCACGGGTGTTGGCGAACCAGAGCGCGGCCAGGGCGAAGCCGGTGGTCTTGCCGATGCCGTGCGGGCCGCGGGTCTCCACGCGGTGGAACTGGTTAAGCATCTCCAGCTCTTCGGCCTGGTACGGCTTCAGCCCGCCGCCCTCGTCCCAGTCGATGCAGTCCTCGGCGAAGGCGACGGGGTCGGCGTAGTAGAGCTTCATGCAGCGCTTGAAGACGCCGCGCTTGGCGTGGAAAGCCCGCTGGTACCGGGTCCGGGCAAAGTCGCCCGCTTCGACGGTGACACTGGCCCCCTCAGGGGCCTGGCTGACCTGGCTCACTCGCTGCGACGTAGGTGCGCTGGCCTGCCACCACCCGATTGGCGGTGACGGCGTCGGCGATGCGCTGGGCGGGCTCGTCCCAGAGCTGGCTGAGATCGCCCAACGTCAGGGTGTGATCGTTGACGTCGGCGCACATCTCCATCAGCTTCTCGAAGGGGGTCCTCACTCTTCGGGCGGGGCCGCTTCCTCGACCGGCGCGGCCTCGGCTTCGGGTGCCGCCTCTACGGATTCCACTTCGGGCTCGGGGTCACCTTCGAGGGTGGCCTGCTCGGTGTTCTGCTGGATCTCGTACTGCTCTTCGTGAGAGCCGGTCTCTTTCGGGGACTCGGCCTCTTCGGCTTCTGGTGCGGTGTCGGTCATGGTTCTCCTTCGGGTGTGGGGATGATGATAAGGGTGTCGTCGTCGGGAATCTCGGGATCGGCGGGGACGGGGATGTGGTCGGTGCCATGGACCCAGGTGTCATGCCAGCGGAAGATGACTTCACCGCACGTCGCGCAGGTCTCCATCTCCTTCACTCTCCCAGGTGTCACGATTGGCTCATGTCCACCATCGTCACCCCCTCTCTCCAAACACTCCAGGTCTTCGCCCTGATCGCCACCATCGTCTTCGGTGTCACCGTCGTGGTCGCCGCCATGGGGTCACGGGTGAACCAGGCCATCGTCGTCGTGCTCACCCTGATCGGGCTGACCTGTCTGGCCTTGGCGCTCTTGTTCGGCGGCTAGTCCTCCGCTGACTTCAGCGCCAGCAGGGCATCGACGCGAGCCGTGATCTGATCGAGCTGCGCCTTCACTTCCGCCATGGCAATCCGCAGGTCATCAATCTCGACCCGCATCTGAAGTGGGGATTCTCTGCTCACGGCAGCTCCAGGCGGATGGTGTAACGGAGGTCGCCTGAGACTTCGTGGCCGCACGGGTCGGCCGTGACGGGGATGTTCGGGTTGTTGCCGGGCTGGTCGATGATGTCGGTGACCCGACCGCCGCAGACCGGGCAGTAGCTGTCGACCTTCATGGATTCTCCTCCGCTGACTCCAGCAGCATCTTCATCCGCATCATGTGCAGACAGGGGATGGCCGTAATCCTGTCATCGCCCTCGATGTCGCTCGTTCGGACCTCGGTCACGGATTCACCGCAGACCGGACAGGGCGGCATGGAAATGTTCACAAGAACGATCCCTGACCGGGGTGCTTCAAACACTGGGGATGGCGCCAGATTCCGAAGTCCCGGCGCTTGGTGATGGCGTGGGCGCCGCCGTCGCGCCGGTTCTGCGCCCAGCCCGTAACGGCGCTGAAGACGGCGAGGGCGTCGGGGTTGATCGGGTCGCCGCACTCCTCGCAGATCGGCCGCTTGGTGACCGGGTCCAGACTCGGGGGGAGTTTGATGCCGTCGATGGCGGGGACGGTCATGACTCCATCGCCCGGCGGTCGTTGGCGCACGCCATGCACAGACCCAGATTGCCGTGGATGCAGCGGCCGTCGGTCACCGAGACCCTCGGCTTGGCCCGTCGGGGCTTCGCCGCGGCGGCGCGCTGGGCCGGGGTGGGCGTGATGGTGCCGCCCCGCTTCTTCGTCACCTTGGGCGGCTTCTCAGGGGGCGCTGCGGGCTTGCTGACCGTCCGCAGCTTGCGACCTGTCGCCGTATCGCTCAGGTAGACATCCACCAGCCAGCGGGTGAGACCGGCGCGGGTCATGTCGTGGCGTTTGGCTTCTTCGGTGAATGCCTGATCCTCGGCGGTGTTCAGTCGGGCCTGGAGTGGGATCCGCTCATAGGCCATCGGTCCTCCCTTCGTCGCGTCGACGGTAACCGGAATCCTGACTCTCAGCCATGGTGGTCCCCGGACAACGGAGGTGGACAATCTGATCCGCCTGATCGAAACGGACTAAGTCGCCGCGCTCGAAGGACCGACGACACTTCAGACACCACCCAGGGCGGCGAGCACGAAACCCTCTTCGATGTCTGGTCATGAGACACACAGCCCTGAAGTGTCGCGGGTCCTTGCCCTGAGCATTGGGGTCTTGCTAGGTTGAATCATCTACCCGTGAGTCCTCCGGGCCTTCCATCTCACTC